TCGGACTCTCGATCTGCGTCGGCTTCAGAATCGTCGGCCGCTCGCCCCGGGCCGCGAGCCTACGAACCTCCCTCCACCGACCACAGGCGATCGGATTGCTGACGTAGAGCGTATTCGGAAGATGATCAAAGTCATGCGGGCACAGATGGAACCTCAGCTTCCGCTGGAAGATCCGCTCAAGAAGAAAGACGGGGGCGCGGTCACGGAGATGAAGTCGTTCGCCGACAAGCTAGAGGCTGCTCTGATCGGCGGGGACCAGCCGAGACTTCAACAGCTGAACGCACAGATGGAGGGTATGGTCCCGGGCTCTGTCGAGCTGGTGAAAAAGGAATATGCCAAGGGCGGGAAGGTTAGCTTCTCGCTCAAGCACATTCTGAATACGCTCATGGGCGCGAACGAACCCACCATGGGCGAACAGATCGATGCCTTGAAGATGAAGGATCTCAACGCCCAGCCTCTTACAGACGAGCAAGCGATTGCCTATCTCCAGTCGCTCGATCCGACCTCGCCGGTTATTGGCCAGCTCCAGGAGCGTCGGGCAGTCGACAGAGACCGAGATATTCTCTCAAAGATTCGGGAAGCACGAGCCGCACAGGTCAAAGCTCAACGAGGTACACCGTAATGGGTAACGCACTGGATTTTCTCTTCGAGGGCAAGCCGCCACCCTCGACGACGACCTACGGCTCGACCACAACGGACATGCCGAAGTGGCTGAGCGACTATACGCAGGGTCTGATCGGACGGGCGAACTCGATCGCCGCCGAACCATATCAGGCGTATGGAGGTCCCCGTCTGGCGGGTCTGAACGAAGACCAGATGAGGTCGTTCGACATTACGCGAGGCAGCTCGGGCTCGTACATGCCGGGAATGACCGCGGCGCAAGGAGCGGCCCAAGGAGCACCCGGAACCGCGCAGCCGTATTTCGACAAGGCCGCGCAGACGTATCCGGATCAAGCGTCTCGCTACATGAATCCGTACATCAGCAATGTAATCGACCGGGCGGGTACGCTCGCGCAGAGGCAGCTGAACGAGAAGTTCCTACCTGGTGTCCAGCAGATGTTCGGAGCGGCCGGGGCGTCGCCGCGATCGACGAACATGCGACGAACGGTGGATCAGGGAGTACGGGATCTTACCGAGGGTCTACACGAACAAGCCTTGGGGGCGCTCTCGCAGGGATATCAGCAAGGAGCTTCGGCTTTCGGAGCAGACGCCTCTCGGATGGGTGCTATCGGACAGATGGCCGGAAACCTTCAGCTCGGATCGGCGGCGCTAGGCGGCGGGCTCGCGACGGATATGCAGACCGCGCAGCTACGGGACGCACAGGCTCAGAACGCTATCGGAGCGCAACAGCAGCAAGATACGCAGCGCTCGCTCGATCTCGCGCACCAGGACTTCGAGCAGCAGAGGGATTACCCGATGCAGCAAGCCGACTGGCTCTCGAATATCATCCGAGGTACACCGCACGGGACAACGGGCACGTCGACATCGACTGGTCCGGGCAGTATCTTCCAACCATCTCCGCTCGCCCAGCTCGGCTCGCTGGCTACGGGCGTCGGCGGAATTATGGAAGTCTTCGGGGATCAGAACGCGCGAGGCGGCCGAATCCGTCGGCGACCGCGACCACGGTACAACGAAGGTGGCCTGAGGTACGCATATGGTTCGTAAATTCCAAGAGGGCGGCTTGAACGCCGCAGCTCTCGATACAGACACCGGCTCTTCCCTGGGCGGGCTCGACCCGACCGCGATGATGCTGATGAGCGTCTTCGGGAACTTCACCTCGCCAGAGGCCCAGGAGTATTCCAAGCGCATTCTCGACGAGAGCATGGCGCAGGGTCCTAACCCTGTATCGAAGGCGGTCGAGGCCAAGAAGACTCAATCGGCGGCGGTTCGCGCGGCGCTACAGAAGGCGCGACAGACCCTACTCGCACAAGACTTCAACAAGGGCGACTTGCTCTTGGCAGCCTCGGCCGCGCTAGGGCAACCTACCCGGACGGGCTCGATGGGTGAGTCGCTCTCCAATGCCGTCGCCGCTATCCGACAACCCCTGGCTGAGCGTCGACAATTCAGTCGGCAGCGGGACTCCGCGCTGTCTGATCTCGATATCGCCGAGGCGGGTGTGGACGAGGGCGTCACGAGCATGGAGTTTCAGATCGAGCAGCTTCAGCGCCAGATCCAAGGCCGCATGCAGGAGGAGGCTCTCAAGACTTTGGGAAAGACGCCGATCGGTGGCAAGAATCCCTTCGCTGCGGTTGTTCCGGATTCTCTGCGAGCGCTCAACGCGAAGTACGCACCTGAGTATCTGGACTTCGTTTCCAACGGATCGGCCGATGCGGCGGGCGGAATCGGAGCCTTGGAGGTTGCGGTTAGAGAGCTCAAGGGCGGGAGCGACGTGCTCACCGGCCCGTACGTCGGATCAATGTCTACGCTTCCGGTCATTGGCGACGCCGTACAGGACATCTTCTTCCCCAGCGGATCGAACGTCAGGGCTCTTATCGAACAGACAGTTCAGCGGTCGTTGCGGCCGATTCTCGGATCGCAGTTCACACAACAGGAGGGTGAGAGACTCATCAGCCGTATCTACAATCCTCGGTCGGAGGAAAAGATCAATGCTCTACGGCTCGAATGGTTCGTTAAGCAGCTGAAGCGGGCCTACCTGAGTAAGGTCGATCTCGCCCGCTACTACGCCTCGCACAACCAAACCCTGGTCGGATACGAGGGAACGCCCTTCTACAGCTATACAGATTTCATTCCGCCTCCCGACGAGGAGCTGCAGGACGAGGCTCCAATCAATCAGGACCCGACCGACCAGATGACCGATCCCGAAACCAAGCGCTCTCTGAATGAGGGATTTCGTATCTCGGAGGAGGAGCGTGAAAGGGAAATGGCTCGGATCCAGCGAGAGGGCCGAGCTGAGGGCGGTCGCGTTCGTTATCAAGGAGGTGGCGCGGTTCGGATGCAGGAGGGAGGTGCGTTCGATGAAGATACCAGTCCCTTCGAGGGAAACGAGGTCATCGTTCGTCCAAACTCAAAGCAGAACGACGACACCTGGTTCGAGGCGGCTCTGAACTTTCTCTCCGACCACGGCGTAGAAATCGGCACAGTCCTCGGCGCTCCGATGGGAATGGCCGGTGAGGCTCTCGTGAAGGGTTCATCCAAGCGTCTCGCAACGAACGACGCTCAGCGGCGGGTGATCGCGGCGATGGAGCGTGCGGGTATCGATCCGTCCGAGGCGGCTGCCGACGTTAAGCGCGGACGGCGCGCGGGCGTACCGCAGCAGCTCATGGACGTGGACGCTCCCGGGATCGGGGTCCTCGCCGAGCGAGCCTTCCAGCACGGAGGCAAGGACGCGACTGAGGCTCTGGATGCTCTCCGCGAGAGGATCGAGGGCGGCCGGGATCGCGTAGATGCACGGGTTAACTCCGGTCTGAAACCGGACGACTTCTTTACTCAGGAGGACAAGTTCACGGAAGCTACCTCGAACCAGGCGCGTCAGAAGTTGTTTCAACCGGTCTACGACAAGTACCCGGGGATTCCACAGGATCCAATCCTGACGCAAATCATCGATACGCCCGAGGGACAGAAGGCTCTGAACTGGGCTATGCGCTTCTACCAGAACACACCTGGAAAGAAGATCGGCAAGGAGGACATTACCGGGATGGTCCGGAAGCCTTCGTTGGAGTTCTACGACTACGTGCGACGCGGACTCGATAAACTCATCGCGACCGAGGAGAACAAGAAGGATGACTCTGGATTCGGCGACGTGCTTCGCGACCTGCGAAAGACCTACGTCGATCGACTGGATCAGCTCGCTCCGAAGGAATACAAGTCTGCCCGAATGCAGTACGCCGGAGACTTGGAGATTCGCGATGCGCTGAAGAAGGGTCGAGACTTCCGGAGCTATGAGCCCCCGGAGCTTCAACAGATGGCTTCGGGAATGGGGTTCTACGAGAAGAATGCTTTCCGTACGGGCATGGCGCAGGATCTGTTCGAGATGCTGGATAAGTCGTCTGCGGAGAACTACAAGGCCGCGCAGCGACTCACCGCTCCGGAGATCATGAACAAGGTCGAGCCATTCTTCGACAACCCCCACGCCTTCGGGGTGTTCAAGGACGCGATCGAGCGCGAGGCCGAGCTGGCGCGGACCGGAGGGAAGATCCTGAAACAGGGAGAGGACGCACGACTCAAGGGAGAGCGACAGAGACAGGAGCCGATCGAGTATGCCATCAAGCGGGCGGGCGGCCTTCGCTACGCGATCTCGCTCCCGGGCTGGGTCCTGCGTATCTACAACGACCTCCCCAACATGAGCGAGAAACAAGCGAAGCAAATGATCGCGCTTCTCCAGCAGGGAAATCCGAAGGAGATGGACAACTTCGCACGGACGGCCAAACGCCTCTCGCGGTTGAACGCCTATCGCTGGCCTCGTCGGGCTGCGGCGGCCGGAGTAGGTGCGGCCCTCGGCGCGGCGATCGGCAACCGAGAAGCTCAGCCTCAACCGGCGCCGTAACATGGCCAAGGGCGGTAAGGTTCCCAAGGACGCGCTCCGTGAGTTGAGGGAGTACGCCGAGTCTCTTGCTCCTCAGAAGGGCTTCTTCTCAACCCTGGACCAGCTAATTCAGGCCGCGCCGTTCGAGCGTGGATCGGAGGCGCAATGGCGTGGCTATCTGAAGCCTGGTCGGATGCTCAAGCGCGAGGGGATGGAGTTCCCGCTCAAGAAAGAGGAGCTGGACTACGCCCTGAAGAACTTCCCGAAGTGGGAGACGGCTACGAAGGAACAGGTTCTGGACTTCGTGCGTAAGACCCGACCGGAGTTCAGACTTACCGATCAGTCCGATCCGGTGATGACTACCTCGAAGGCGATCGAGAAGCTTGTGGGCCCGGGGACGGGCGAGGCCGTAGGTAGCTTCGTGATGTCCGGAAGCTCCGGTCAGGTCACGACTCCTCCTGGCACACGACTTAAAGTCAGGAGTGCCCAGTACGGACCCGACCATGACTACGGGGTTCGACTCTCGCATCAGACACCCGGCTCGACTTACAACGAGTCAATCACTCGGATGAAGGGCTACAGCTATCCGCAGCACTTCGATCCTGAGGCCATTAGCTGGTCTCGGTCAAGTTCACATAAGCTACCGGAGGGAGCAGGCGTTCGGTTGGTCGAGGAGATTCAATCGGACCCCCATCAGGACGCAGCGGAGTCTCGGCAGTGGCAGGATGGCCTGACGTATGAACGCCAACTGGAATATAACCAACTCCAGGCTGAGCTGACCCAGTTAGCGGGAACTGGACACAGCCGAGGGGCAAACGAAGTAGGATACCGTACTCGCCTCGACGCGATTCAAGAACGCATAGAGCAGGTTAAGAAAGAGGCTGAGGCGGCGGCGGGGCGGCGTGGACATAGTCTTCCGGGTGACGAGGAGGAGATGGCGAGCCTTCGCAAAGGCCAGATGCCGAATGGAGCGTTCCTAACTCCCGGCGGCGAGGCTCGATACGATATCCTGAACACTCGCGTTCCTGACGCGCCGTTTAAGAATCCGGCGGACTACGCGCGCCTAGAGCTCAAGAAGCAGCTGCTGAACGCTGTGAACAACGACGAGGACTATCTCGCCTTGACACGCGGCCGAGATCAGGCCATTCGTTACGGCTACGACCCACTGCATCCAAAGGCTGTGGCGTTCGAGCACATCTACGACGAGGTGAATAAGGGCGAGCTGACGAAGCTCGCTCGGCAGTACGGCGCGGAGATCGTGGACCTTCCGATGAGCGTCGGAACACAAGCTGATATTCGGCCCGATATCCTGCAAGAGTTCGGTGTCGAAGATACCAACGAGTTCATTGACTTCGTTCGCCAGAACGAGAGCGCAGGCTCTCTTACGGCCTTGAATACCTACCTGCACCAGATCGATGTCGGGGCGGTTCCCGACGAGATGCGAGAGCGTGGGAGCGCAATCGGGGGCGAGATTGCCAAGATCATGGACGAGCAGGATCAGGCTGATAACGCTCAGCACGATCGACCGAGTGAACGCATGTCCGCCGACGAGTGGAACCGATACATGATGAGAACGAACAGCCGGATTCGCGAGCTGTTCAACGAGTACAAGGATATCGCGGATACGATGTACTCGCTCTATTCCAAGAAGACCTATGAGGACAATCCCAAGCTCGGGTTGGAGGGAGTCGAGTCGTTCCCCGCACTAAAGCTAACGCCCGAGGTCAAGCAGCGGATTAAGGATGCTGGTGTTTCGCTGTGGGCCGCGCCCGCCGCTGCAGCTGGTCTTGAAATGCTAGACCAGGAAGAGGAGCCCGAGGGTATGGCAAAGGGAGGTAGAGCCAAGAAGGCTGAGGGTGGCGCGGTAGACAAGGGACCGACCGGCCTTGATGAGCTGCGTAATCTAGCGACTTGGTGGAACGAGTTCATGCTCCCCGGCGGTGTTCCCGACGAGACCAAGCGAGCGCTTAAGGATCAGTACCCAGAGGACTACGCGCAACGGATCGCGGACCTCGGTTCCGCGCGGACACAGAGCAAGCAGGACACCCGTCGGTTTTTGGGCACCGGAGCGTCGAGTCTCTACGCGACCGACGAGGAGGGTAATGTCCGACTGCCTTTCATCCATGACCCGAGCGTACACAGCGCACCGGCTCCGCTGCCGGGGATCGTAGACCAAACCCTGGAGCTTCCAGATTGGTTCGCGCAGTGGTTCGGGACTCGCGGACCGCAGTGGTCGCAGGAGGCTGGGGCGCGCAGCGATAAGGCGCTGGACGAGATCATGGCTCGGATGGACTACGATCCGGCGGACACCCCAGGCGAGTACGCGCTTGAGAGCGCTGCGACGATGCTTACACAGCCGCCGGTCCCGGGCGGGACGTTCAAGGCGCTGAAGGCTCCGTTCGCAGCAGCAGGCAAGTACGCTCGTGAGGCTGCCGGTCCGGTTCTCGGTCGGATCGGTCAAGCCGCGTCTCTGGTTCCCCGAGCTGGTATCGAGTTCTTTGGACCGATGATCGAAGCCTCTCCGTTGAACTATCTCCAAGGCACGGCCTTCGGTACGGCGCTTCGCAGTGCCGTCGACAAGATCATGAGCCAGGGCGACCACCCCGAGGACAGCGAGCACGGAGATGTTCGGCAGACCTCTGACGAAAGCTTCGAGATGGATCCCGTTATCGGCCCAGGACTACGGAAGAGTCAACTGCTCGGGGCGGTGAAATCGGGCGCGGTTTCGCTTGAAGAAGCCGAGAAGTTGCTTGACGCTCTGGAAGCAAGGACGAGTATAATCGAGTCTCCGAAAGAGGAGACTTCGATGGTTCGGAAAGCGAAGGGTGGGAAGATAGTTCCTTTCAAGCCGAAACTAAAGGCTGATGTTCAGGAGCTGCAAAAGATTCTGGATAGTCTCGATCGACCGGAAACCGAGCTAGATCCCGAACTGCTGAAGCGGATCGGAATTGAGCATATCTCTCCCTACAAACCCACAAAAAAGGCGAAAGGTGGTCGGATAGTCAGAGCGGATCGAATCATCGGTAAGCTACGGGAGAGGCTTGGTGATATCGCTGACGACCTGTCGCATGGTATTCGATCGGGGCAGATGGACGAGAAGGGATTCATCAAGAACGACGAGAAGGCCAAGCGCATCTACGACTTGATCTATAAGCTCGAAGACGTACAGGAGGAACCGACCAAGCACGCGAAGGGCGGCAAGGTCCCGCCGAAGGGCGTCAGCCTGATGGATCTGCGTAAGATGGTCTCGGGGATGCTGTCGAACCCGAATGTCGAGGGCACCGGAAAGGAGTTGGCTCCTCTCGATACGTCAGCGAATCCGGTCGAGTCGATCGAGCAGCCGCCGTTAGAGGTTCAGCTGCAGGAGTTAGAAGGGAAAGCCAAGCCCTCACTAGCAGAGACGCCGGTGTCCAGGCGGGACGTGCTTAAGGGCATGGCCTCGCTCGCGAATCCGATCCAGTTCGATCCGATGGCTTTGCTCTCGGGAGCGGACGCTCCGGTAGCTGCGGCCGTCGAAGACGTAGCCGCTCCGATCATGGGCGTGATCGCTCGGATGAATGACAAGGAGGGCTACGAGCGCGGAGCCTGGGGACCGACCGCCGCAGCCGCCTGGCGGAACCTCGTCAATCACATGGCCGAGGGTCTAGAGCCAAACCCGACCAAGCCAGGAGAGTCGTCCGAGTTCGAGGATATTCAGCAACTCTTGGACGTACTCAACGAGCATGGAATCGATTACAGCCAGGGGACCGACAAGGACCTCTCGGATCAAATGTCTGATCCGATCGATAACGTCATGTCGTGGGTCCGGGGCGAGCGGAACTATCTGCGAGAAGCCGAATACGTCCATGACCAAGACGAGATGCCACCGGCTCGGTCGAGTACGAAGGACCTGGTCGAGTATCATGTCGAGAACGAAAACATGCAGCACACTATTCAGGAGGCCGCCGACGAGCTGGGAGTTCCGATTGAGCAGGTTAAAGAGGAGCTTCGCAAGCGAATCAAGCAGGAGAGCGAGCAAGAGCTGGTCTACGATCCCGAGGACCTGGAAGCGTCTTCACAAGTTCGGAAGATCTTCGATGAACTTGCCGCCGACGACTCGATCCTGGACGATCGACGCGAGTACCAGATCGACGATCTCAAGCAAGCATATCCGGAGCTGACCTGGGCCGAGGCTGCCGAACTCCGGTGGCTGATCGAAGGCTCATTCAGGGAGTCCTACGATGCCCTTTAAGAGCAAGAAGCAGGAACGATTCTTCCAAGCCATCGCGCATGGTATGAAGCCTCGGAAGGGCGGACCAAGTAAGGCAGTGGCTCGGAAGTTCATCTCGGACTCCCAGGGTTACGCTGGGGGAGGCCGCATTACCGGCTCTGGGCTGGAGGCTCTAACGGGTAGGGCTCCGAGATCCCCGGGACCGGGTAAAGCCTCCACCCTAGGCTCCACAGCTCGCGTCGGCGCGCTAGGCGCCTCGGTCTACGCCGGGAGCGGCCTAGCGGCGAAGCCTACGCGGCCGGGAGCGGCGTTGTCGGGTAGACCCGCTACCCGCGCTAAGACCCCCCCCTCCAAAACGCGGCCTAGGCCCGGACGCGGCGTCAACCCGCGACTTGCTCTATCGGGTACGGTATACCATGAGGCTAAGGACCGGCTAGACCGTCTCCATACCCAAGCCAGAAAGCCCCGTTAACCCCTCTCCACGTCTTCCTTGGCCGCCTCGATCCGTCCCCGGAGCATGGTATTGACTGCCTCCGTGAATTCGGATAACCATCTCACGTAGTCCTCGATCGATAGCTCTCGGACCTGAGCATCGATATCTGAGTCCAAGTCCTCCACAAAGCTCTCGACCATCTCCGCAACACGCTTCTCTTTACGAGCTGCCTTCTGACCTGACGTGAATTTCTTCTTGCCCATCGCTATCTCCTGAAAAAAGAGGGGAGCCCGAAGGCCCCCCAAACGCTTCCTCCCCATCGGTCCTACGCCGGGACCAGACCCCCCCGATTCATCAAGGCCGAGACCTGGCCCGAGGCTCCCGTCATCTTCAGTTTCTTGATGAGGACTCCCTTGGCCAGTCGCTTCTCGAAGGGTACGGTGCCGAACTCCTTGTAGAGAGTCTGGTGAACCTCGACCAGCCTAGGCGGTCCCTCCGGGCGAGTCCCGAGCTTCACGGACATCTTACCTGGGTGCCGCTTCGGTCGCTTGGCTCCCTTAGTTGATCGTCCTTTTCGCTGGGACTTCCGCCGAGAGGGCAGGTCGGCGACGACTACTCCCAGCTCCATGGGAACCCCCGCGACCTTGGCCGCGTCGAGGAGCAGGCTTAGCTTTCGCTCTAGGTCTGGCCCCTCGATAAGTGCGACGAACTTTATCATTGGCAGTCTCTCCGATGTGGTTGAACGTAACGGTACCATCATCGAGCGCCTTCATCCGTACGAGACGGAGACGGAGCTTGGCTTGGTACTTATCTCTTTCTGGTTCTGTCTTGTTAGCCGACCAGTGTCGAGTACTGCTGTAGCACTTCGAGTCGAGCCCTTGCGTAAGCTCGCCCGAGTCTCCGCAGAGTCGGCACCTGCCCACCCGTTTGGATCTTCTCCTTTTCATTTCGACTTTCCTTTTTTCAGTTTCTTGAGGACCGCGCGCAGGGACCTCTCCTCTGTGTAAGGAGCGTGTAGGCCCTGGGATCTGAGATACCGACGGAGCTTGGGGCTAGGTAGCTTCCACTCCGTGGCTAACTTGATGATTAGCTCGGCTCCGGCGGTCTTCAGAGGAGCCTTCGGGGGGGCAGTAGCAGAGACCCTGACCTCGACCTTTGGTCTGTTCGGGGGCAAGGACTTCCGCTTTCCGTTCATCGACTGCAACAGCGAGCGGGCCTCCAGCGATAGAGGCTTCCCGCTCTTGAGTACGCGATCGACAAACTTCGCGGGCGCATACGGAACGCCAGGTCCGAAAGGGTCAGAGACCGGTCGACAGGCGGCTACCACCTCCAGGGGTAGGTCGATCGTTCCAACCTCGGTTTCTAGGAACACTACGCAGTGGGCGCACCGTTCGCCCATGAAGCAGAGGGCTGGTTTGTTCCCGTTCCAGCCGTGCTCGGTACTCCGATCCGTCGGAATGAACCGGACGCTTGGAGCCTCCATGGCTCACGCGGGTAGCGGCTTCTGATCCCTCTCAATCGACGTAAGCGCGTCGGTCATCCGATCCAGGTCCTTAGCCTGCTTGTCCGTCTGGATCAGCTTCCGAAGCTCTACGACGTGTTTCCCTACCTTCTTGACTCGCCGCGTGAACTCCTTCGTGTCGCGGTCATCTCTCTTTGGCTTTCCCATTTTAGTCTCCTCACCGAGCGCGGGGAATTCCGCGCCGTATCTCCGATTATACGCGCTTTGAGAACATCAATTTACACAGAATTCACCCTGATGGATAGGCGTATTCGTCCGTTCCCTCGGTCGCGAGGCGAGTGAGACCGGCGGCGATCTTCACCATAGCGGCATAGATCTCCTCAGGAGAGGGATCGCGAGTTCGATTGTGTCTGACGAGTTTCATTCCGAGATCACCGAACTCCCAATTCAAACGCTCGAATAGGTTGTCGCTGGGCTGGCTGGTTTCGGCCTGTGCGAAGACCGACTGGAGGAATTTCCCGGCTGGGGTCGAGAGTCGGCGGTGGGCGAGCTCACTTACCTGTGGACACAGGCAGAGATCGGCGGTTACACCACACTCGGTGCATCGGGCGATCTGACGGGGATCGAGATAGGTGCAGATTCGAATGTCCATTAGCGTCTGTCTCCTTCAAGGGTTTGTTTGATTTTCTTTAGAGCATAACCCGGATCGGTTTGGTCGATGGTTAGAACAGAGAAGTGCTTGAGGCGATGGAGGGGTGCTCCGTTGAAGGAGTTCCCATACTTGCCCGGGATGAAATAGATCCGTGCGCCGACCCGGGCGACGACATACACCAGCCCGCCGAACTCGACGTGCTCTCGGATCCAGATTATCTGGCTTCGATGTAGTCCGACTCGTTCGTTGGGGAAGGGAACGTCTGCGTTGGGATGTCGAGCATCTTTGAGTTCGAGCCACCCCGAAGCACTCTGGATACGGTAGTGTACGTCAGGGGTTCCCGGACCGGTGTCTCCGGTCTCGATTCTGGTATAGTGGCCACGAGGGAGGTAGGGTCGCAGCCAATCCCAGAGATTAGTTTCCGACATAGTTTTTCTAAACGTGGTTCGGTGTAGAGACGGGTTGCGATCTGCGCTATGAGCTCCTCTTTCGTCTGTCTCAACGATAGCGCCAGCAGCTCAGAGTACCGAGCGCCAATCGCCGCGCCCAGCTCATCGGTGTAGATGCGGCGAGAGACTTCAGTCCAGGTAGGAGTAAAGGTCGATTCCGAAACAGCAGGCAAAGGAAGCGCCGCTGCGATAGCGGCACCCCCAAGGGACTTGAGAAATCCTCTGCGGTTCATCTCGGCTTGAGAGTAACCTCACCCGTCATTCGCATTGGAATCGGCGAGCCTGGGTGTCTCTGCTTGACCCAGAGCGACACGTCGAGTTCGTCCGTTCCGAGTTTCAGCGAGCCTCGATACTCCGGGTGACCCTTGGTAGGGTTCCAGAAGCCATCGAGATGAATGGCGATAATGCCATGATTCTTTCGAGTTGTTTTCTTACGAGCCATCATTGCTCTCCTGGAAAGGACGCCCCGTAGTGTACTCACCGACGGGTGGTAGCTGTTTCCGTTCCCGGCCGTACGCTACCACGGAACCTTGTTCCAGCGTCCGTGATCGACTAGAGACCCAGCGCCTTGCGTGCGGCCTTGAGGTCCTTGGACCCTTCCTTCCAGCGCCAGCGGCCGCCGTCGGGCTTGCCCAACTCGGCGTCGCGGAGCTTCACGCGAGCGGACTGCGCGTTGATTCCGGCCTCTTCGGCCAGCTCCTGGATGGAAACGCCGTCGTCGGACGACTTCGACTTCTTGGAAGACTTGCCCTTTGCGGACTTGGCCGCCTTCTTGCCCTTCTTGGACTTGGGGGCGTCGTCCTCGTCGTCGTCCTCGTCGCCTTCATCCTCGTCGTCATCGTCGCGACCGGTGTCCTCGTCGTCGTCCTCGATCTTCTTTGCTTTCTTGGCCACTTTCTTTCTCTCCTTCTTGGTTACAACAACTCTCGGCTCGGGGAGGGGCTTCTTCAGTTCCTCCCGGATGGCTTCGAGTACTTTGGACATCTTCATCGTTTCTTCCGCTTTCGGTATTTATCGATTACCAGACTTGTTATGCTCTTCTTCTTTCGGACTGCTTCGTAGATCTGTTCGTCTACGCTCTCGTTCGCCATGAAGTAGATGTAAGTAACCCGCTTCGTGGTGAATTCTAGGATTCGGAACTTCGCTTGCTCATGACTGATGTTGGAGTAGTCCCAACTGTACATGAGGAACGTATCGGCCTCCGCCAAGTCCACTGCTTCTCCGGACCGGATCTGCATCAGTATCGTATCGGCGTCGAACTTGCCGTCGAAGTACTCTCCACCCGCTAGCCTCTTCCATGAGCGGCCCAGCCTCTCTATCTGACGGCCGATGCGTTCGATCTCGTGAGTGTACTGGACGCATATAACAAGCTTCTTTCGTTTCGGGTAGCGCTTTACGACTTTGACTAACTCTATCAGCTTTTCCCGTCCGATGGGAATGATGCTTTTGATTATTTTCGGTTTCCCCCGGGGAGTAAGGACGGGGATATCGTCTTCATCGTATATTGGTTCCTTATGGATCAGATACCCGCCCGTCAGCTGTTGGAGCTTCGAGACGAGGGTAACAACCAACGGGGTACTGACTTTCTTCTTTCGCACCTCGGTCTTTAGATCGGTTTCTAGCTCGTTGTAGATCCGGCGCGACTCGGGCTTAAGGTCGAACCGAACAACGCGCCTCCGAACGAGGTAGGGCCGCAGCCCGGTACTCCTCTGGGCTTCTCGTAGCGTTACCCGGTAGCTGTATTGTTGGAAGATCTTTCGGAACCGCTTGGAGTTCCGGTATCCCGTGACGATCTTGTAGAACCTCTTGCTCTTCTTGTTCTGAGCTACGTCGTACTTGAGATAGCGGTCTGAGAATTCTTCCCAGGTATCTTCCAGGGCTCCATGCTGTACGAAATCCATGATCGCCCAGGCGTCCTCGCGGACCTTGTCGACGGGCGTCCCCGTCAAGAGCAGACGGTACTTGGACATCTTACCGAGCGAGCGGATCATGGTAGACTGGAGCGATCCTCGGCCCTTGATCCGGTGCCCCTCGTCTACGATCGTGAGGATCTTCTTACCTGCCCAGGTCTTGCGAAACCGATTCCTCCACCACCTGCGATCCTTCGCGGATCGGCAAAGCCCCTCGTAGTGGATTAGAACCTTTTCGCAAGGCCAGTCGAACTTGATATGTTCCTTTAGCTGCTCTCTCCAAACCCTGATAGCCTTCTTCGGGCAAACTACGAAAAGGACATCGGGCTTTCGAGCATCGGCTACAGCGAACGCGATCAAACACTTCCCGGTACGCTGCTCGGGAATGAGAGCGAAGCCGTCGTACTCTAAAGCACGCGAAACGGCTTCGCCCTGGTAGGGCCTTAACTCAGTTCGGAGCACGAATCAGGCGAGTTCGATCTCGTCCTCTTCCAGCTCCCACTCCGTCTGCTTGGAGTCCTCGACGTAGACGATGTCGCCGTCGATCGAGGTAATGACGCCGGACCGAGCCTTGTCTTTGTCGTCCTTGAACTTGACCTTCATGCCCGCGCGGAGCTTCTTTGCTTTCTTCTTGCTCTTCTTCTTGGGCTTCTCGTCTTCCTCCTCGTCGTCCTCATCCTCATCGTCGTCGTCGGACTCCTCCTCGTCATCTTCGTCGTCTTCATCATCGTCATCGTCGGAGTCGTCTTCCTCCTCGTCCTCTTCAGGGTCGTCCTCTTGAGGCTTGGGCTTCTTCTTGCCCTTTTTCTTGGGAGGTGCCTCCTCCTCGTCATCTTCGTCCTCGTCCTCCTCTTCATCCTCGTCTTCGTCGTCATCGTCCTCTTCGTCTTCATCATCCGTTCCCTCGGGCGCACGGAAGCCGGTGATGCGTGGACGGACCTTGTCCTCGAACTCCTCGTTGGTGATCTCGACATCGCATTCGAGATCCACGAACATGTCCTCGGTGAGTTCCATGTCGTCGTCTGGGACTTCGACGCCGCAGGCTTCGAGCAGGGTCTTCGCTTTCCAAAGCGCGTTGGGCGTGAGAACGACGTTGTCGAATACCGTCGCCTTCTCCTTTCCGCGGGTTACGTCCCACTTCAAGGCGAACATCTCGTTGTCGTTCTTCGAGGTAGTCAGCTCGGCCTCTTTGACTCGGCCATGCGCCCAGCCATCCTCGATCGAACGGCCGCCGGACTCGACGCCGCTCATTGAGACAGTAACTGACTTCTTCTTTTTGCCCTTACGCGCGGGCTTCGGTCTTGCCATGCTTCTTCTCCTTCTTCACAACGTTGTTGAAATTCTCACCAGCCTCGATGGCCACGAGCTTCTGGTAAGAGGGATCGACGATGAACTCTGGCAGCTTGCCATAGTCCGGTGGGCGTCGAATCTTGGTCGCATAGATCGGGTGAGGACCTACGCGCATGCAGTACTCGGTTCGGACGATCGGCTTCCCAGTCTTCTTGTTTTTCTCCTTGGACTTTCGGATATAGCACTGTCCGATAATATCACAGGCGCCTTCGATGAACGAGCCGATCGAGGGCATGACCCGGGCCGACACAGAGGGGTCCAGGTCGTTGACGTCTCCCTCGCTGTCGGAGTCGAACGCCCGCTCGTGAGCTATGAAGACGACGTTGTACGTATCGGATAGCTCTCGGTACGACTGGAGCCACTGCTTCATGTCTCCCGATAGCTTGCCGAACTTCTTGAAACCCTGAAAGGCTTCGTCGTCGTCCATCCTGAAGTGTTCTCGGACCGCCTTCATACAGAGGTCCTGGAGTCCCGTGATCTGGTCTAGGACGACCGTCTTGAATTTTGTGCCTCCGCGTAGCCACCAGTAGAGGTCGGTGAAGTCCTCCCAGCTCTGGACCTTCGCGACTTCAACTCCCCTGACCTTTCGGATAGTCTTGAGTCCTCTCTCGTTATTGATGTCGATGAAAAGGATCGGGCCGGGGAACGTCGCCGCCGTCTTGGTCTTCCCTCGGCCGGACTTCCCATAGAACAGCGCAACGATATTCTCGGCCAGCTCCTTAATGCTCTTGATTCCTCGGACCACAGAGGGAAGTCGGTTCTTCTTGGTCTTACGCAAGATCTTCTTCGGCATCGCCCCAATCTCCTTGATGTTCTTCGATAATGTAGTCTCTCTTTCTCACGAACTGATGATCGAGTCCGCGAACCTCAGCCTCGCAGACGGAACGGTAATCACAGGTGCGGCAGTTAAAGCCGCTCTGACTCCTCGGCGCGATCTCGCGGAGCGTCTTACGGATCACGGCGGTAGCGCGGGCGTCCTCGACTACGGACTCAACCATCTTCTTGGGAGGTGCCGGTAGTGGGACGCGCTCGAAGAATGTACGCTCCTTGCCTTCGAGCTTGTCGAGTATGTCCTGGTACTTCTTTCGATTGAGGCCGTGCTCCTCGATCGCTTCCAGGTAAGTGTGCTGATCGGTATCGATGTTCGCTCGCTTCGTCAGCTCGCCGTTCTTCAGTAGCTCGGGGACGGCGGGCATCTTCATCCGACCGTAGTCCCAAAGAACGCCGTCGAGATGTTCGGCCTTCGGGTGCGACTGATTCCAGGCCCAGAAATAGAGCAGGGTTTGGATATCGGCGAATCGATCCTCGGGGCCGGGCAGTACCCTATGGAATTTGTGGTCGATCGCGAACCGGCGGCCGCTCTTATCGATCGCGATTGCATCGATGAATCCGATGAGTCGGATGTCCTTCGTGAGATCCGTGACTATCGGCGCTTCACTGCGCTCGTAGGTCAGGCCGTCCTTGCGCCAGCGTCGGAGGTATCCCTCGAACAGCTTCTCTGCCGTGAGTGGAACGTCCCCGAACTCCTCTTTCTCAGACTTGAACAGCTCCTTGTACTCGCGCTTGTACTTCTCCAGGATCTTCCAAGGATCGTTCATGTAATTCGGAAGTATCCTGGCCTTGATCCACACGTCGATCATTTCGTGGAGGATCGTACCGATGAACGCTGGTCTGGACGGCCGTTTCCGCTTCAGGTTCTCCACGTATCGGTAGTACCAGGCTTTGGCACACTTCCGAGCGAGCTTGATTTCGCTATATGACGTTTTTGGCATGTTAGCCTCGTGGAATCTGGTAATGGAGGTATTGTGGCTTCTTTCGATTTGCCAGTTCCCGGCCGCGAGCGACGTTTTCGACCGAAATGTCGTTAGCAGTTACAAGCAGATTAATCGCATACTCCATGTCGCCGAGTTCCATTGCCAGGGTTACGTCGTTGGTCCTTTGCTCTGGATCGTCTGGGTTGTACGAGCTGAATCCGTGACGGAGGATCTTTCCTACCGCCTGGATGACTTCGGCAGCTTCTTCTGCGAGTAAGCCAAGTCGTTCGATTTGTGCGGGCGTCATTGTTGTTCTCCTAGAGCTGCGAAGTCTACGCCGCTTTGCCGACGGTTGGAAGTGGTGGCGTGTATTTCTTTCCAGCCCCCCACGGGCCAACCTCTATCTCGCCGTCCATCGGGATCTCCATGCGGATCTTGAAGGTACGGAGCAATCGGGGCTTTCGGATGATTTCGATTACCCTCGGCAACATCTCGTCCTCGCAGCCGTCGCGAACCAACCCGAGGAGCGCGTCGTGATGCTCGCCGACCAGGCGGAGCTTATCGTGATCTAATTCGTGCATCTCTACGAGCACCGCGGCCTTCCAGTCACCAATCGTCCCTTGAACCGGAGAGTTGATCGCTTGCCGCTCGGCTTCCATGCGAAGCCCTTTCTCGCTTGATTCGATTCCGGGCAGCCTCCGCCTCCTGCCAAAGAAGGTCCTGACGAAGCCGTTCAGCTTTACGAGCTTTTTCTGCTTTTCGTGCCAGCGGGGTAAGTCGGAGTATAGCTGAAAGTAGCCTTCTCGACAGGCGTGTGCCTCGTCCCATGTCGGCTCCCATTGATATTTCTCTTTGGCGGTCTGGACGAACTTCTTCTCATACATCCCATAGACGTACCCGAAGTTGATCGCCTTGGCTTTCTTGCGACCTTCTTTCCAGCCAGGCCAGACCTCGATCGCTTTCTCGTGTCCGTAATCGAGGCAGATCTCGCACGCCTCGGTAATGGATATGTCCTCGTCCTTGTGTCCAAGGATTAGCTGGTTCGCCGTCTCCTTTACCCGCTGCGCATAGTCGCCCTTGATATAACCGGCCGCGATAGCGAACATGAGAGTTCGCCAGTGGATGTCGATTCCCTCCAAGAAGCACTTCCTCATTTCGAGGTCGCCCGACATCTGGGCAATAATCCTCAACTCGGCTTGTGAGATGTCGGCCTGGAAGAACTTCCACCCGGGAGGAGCGATAACCAGATTCCGAACTGAACCATCTCGCGGTATTGAGTGAATGCGAGAAGAGTACCTTCCGGTAACTGTACCGTGTATCTTGTAGGAAATGTAGAGCCGGTCATCGACCATAAGTTCTTTGAAACCGATGACATAGGTACTCCTGAATTTCGCGACTTCGCGATACTCTATGAGTTTGTCGACGACCGGGTGCTTCCCCTTGAGATCGAGAATCGCCGCCTCGGACGTGGAGTTTGCTCCCTTCGGGGTCTTGAGAGTGCACTTGATCCCGAGGTCCTCGTAGAGCACCACACCAACTTGCTTCGGCGATCCCCAGTTTACTTCTTTGCCGACGAGCTTATTCAGCGCTCGTTTGAGCTTGATCTCTCGGGACAGAAGATCGAGCCCGAGCATATCCAGGGCTTCGACGTTCATCGTCTTACCCTCTAGCTCGATATCCTCCATTGCCCGGACGGCTGGCATGACGAGCTCATAGAACAGCCGGAACAGGTCTTTTTCTTCCTCAAGCCTTTCCTGAAAGACCTTCTTCAGGCGGAGGGTATATCCGCAGTCCCGGGCGTTATACTGAAACAGCTTCATCGGATCGACTATGCCGCGCTTCTCGGCGGTCGTCAGATCGTACTCGGGCACGTCTAGGTGCTTACGGGACATCGACTTAAGATCATGGTCCTCGTTCTCGTCGAGCGTGTGGCTCGCGAGCATCGTATCGAACGTGATCCTAAAGCGACGCTTGACGTAGCGCTGTAGCCAGAGGTTATCGAACTTTCCGTTCTGTGCAATGACTCCCTTGTTCCCCCGGATCGCCATGCCGATAATCATCCGCATGAGGAACTCGAAGGACTTCCCACGACACCACGGCGAGCCTCGGTGGAACTTGAGCTTTTTTGGATTAGCTCGCGACGGATACCAGCCCGGTCGCATCCTCGGGATAACCCACGTCCGATTCTTCAGGCCGATACCGACGCAGTTGATCCAGCCTTTTCCGTCGTGCATGAAGAGGCCGGAGGTTTCCAAGTCGAACGAGAACTCAGGTGCCGCGCGGAACTCACGGAGGAACTTCTGAAGGTTCCCTCTCCTGAGAATACTCCAGTTAAGCGTATTGTCCGGCGGAGGTTCGTCGCGTACGATCCGCGCAAGCCGGGCGATATCCCGTTGGAAGTCTACCTCCAGACCGGGGTTATAGAGCATAGCCGCGGGGTGGTAGGAGACGTAGCCTGTGAACGGGTGCTTGTCGGGAGGGATTAGCTTCCCGTGATGTTTCGAGACTGCCGCGACGCCCTTGAAGAGAGCTTTCGTGGGTGTAGCTCCGAGCGATACAACGATCTCAGGCTTGATTCGCCCAATCTCGTAGTCGAGGTACTCACGACAAGCCTTGATTTCTGCCGCACTAGGAGTCCGATTGTCCGGTGGTCGACAGCGAACCGTGTTAGTAATGAATACGTCCAGACCATTCTTGCGTAGCTCCTCTCGCAGCTTCTTTCCCGATGATCCCATGAACGGTCGGCCGGTCCTTTCCTCTTCACGACCGGGAGCCTCGCCGACGACCATGACCTTAGCGTCTCTCGGCCCCTCACCTGCCAAACAGACGGTCCCCGTGGTGGTCTTATAGAGACCGCACTTCTCACAGGCAGGATTAAGGGAGGGCATCGACTGGAACCCAACGCTCGACGACGACTCCGGCCTTTTCCATCACTTCGATCGGCGTAGTATCTCGGTAGCGTTCGTCATAGACCACGCGAATGATGCCAGCGTTGATAAGGAGGATTGCGCAGGCCCGACAAGGGGATGCCGTGGTGTAAAGCGTGGATCCCTCAATCCGGATTCCGTAGCGGGCGGCAAAGGCGATCGCATTAGCCTCGCCATGGACGGTATCGATACACGGCCGCTCGTCACTGCATGTCTGAGGAATGCAATGCGGAAGGCCGCCGGGCGCTCCGTTGTATCCGGAGGATAGAACACGACCGTCAACGGCAAGGACGGCTCCGACCTGACGTCGAAGACACGTGCTTCTCAGCTTTACGACTAATGCGATGTCCATCAGCATCTCGTCGCGGGATATTCTTGTCACGGACTACCCTCCTGGGTCTTGACATCAGAAAGTTGTAGGCTCTACGCAGATTCATAAACCCCTCGATGTTTAGGGCTGAATCGAGGACGTAGTACGCCGTCCAGTCCCACCAGTTGGCGGGAGGACCTTGCGACCGGATACGTAGGTCGGGGTATCGCTCGCACTGGTATTCGACACACCGGAGTCCGTTCCTCTCACGATCGTAGATTCGCTGGAACGTAAGATCCTCAGGGACTTTCAGAATCAGCTTGGCCATACAGCTTGTTCCAGTCGTTTACGAACATATGCATGGATACGCAGTGGAAAACGAAGAAACCGAGTTTCACGTCGTTCCAGCGGCGATGATCCGACGCCTGTTCTGTCTCTCGGAGCTGCTGGAGGAGCCAGATCGAGAGGCGGATGCTCAGGTATAGATCGTCTCGGAAGTGACGGTAGAAATCGCAGGAGCGGATGTAATACGTGGTATGGAGATATCCGTTACGGAGAATCCAGTGGTAGCCCAGGCTACACGGAACGCGCTCGCCATGGACAACGCCGGTGTCCTCCGGAAACCAGATAGGGAGGTACGCTTGTCGCGAGAGCGGATCTCCCAGTAGATGGTTGACGACATCGTTAAGGTCTCCGTACTTGTACCGAATCCCGTGTCGAGCGAATTCTCCACAGTCGAAGCCATTGGAGGTAAGCTCGCCCGGTTTAGAGCCCGCGTTCTTCGGCCAGTACCGTTCCATGTAGGTATGGCTGAACTTCTCGCCTTCGGTTCGGAATTTGTCGGCCGAGAGGGCCCAGGGCCAGTTCTTCCACTGCTCGCCGGGATTCAGAGGCTGCCCCGCGACCCGCTCCTGAAAATGGTCTTCGGCCCACGGATAGTTTGGTTGGATGTCGTTGTGGTAGTAAGTCGGTTCCTCGATCCCCTGCGTCATGACCTGAAAGGAGACATTGAGGACCTCCTTCATCCGCATCTCTGGCTTCGTCGATACGTCGATCGACTGCCACCTTGCCCCCTTGACCTCGTACGACATGACTCGCATGAGGTCTCCGATCGATTCGATGGCCCGCTCGAAATTTGCGTAGGTTCTCATGCTCGTGCTATCCTTCCTGGAACGAGTAGTGGGGAGGTGTCTCTTTTCTCGAATAGATAAATTAGTCCGCCCTCGGGTGTTCGGACCGGAGCGCGGAAGACGTATCCCTCTGGCACAAGATTGCCCGGAACCGCGACGATGAACTCCAGGACCGCTACCTCGTGAGGAGCAAGCTCCTTGACGGTGCCGTCGGCGTTCTTCGGTCGGAGTGGCGCGAGGACACAGAGACAGATGGGCTTGTCCGGCCCGGTCGATCCCAGGTGGAGAATCTGCGACCCCTGCGGAAACGCTACCCGTACCCGAGGGAGCTGATCTGGCCCTAGGGTTTGGAGTGCCTCTAGCGGAAATTCTAGCAGTATCATATTTCTATCCACCTCTCTCCGATCCAGTCTTTGTACGTGTCGATGAGTCCGAGGACCTGCTTGCCCATGATTTCCTGACCGCGAAGCAGCGTCGATCCCGTCCCCCGTAAGACGATGAGCTTGTCGAAGGGCGGATCTGGGATTGGCTTGTCGTCCGCGAATCGAGCCCTCCACTTCCGGATTGCCCGAGGCACAACAACACCTTCAATGATCCACGGCCCCGGCTTATCGAACCACTCGCTCACGATCCGGCTGCCCTCGCTCCACTCCAGGTGCATTACGTCGTCTGTCCCACTATAGGGGATTTCGAGGACGGCGCTGAGGAGCTTGGCCGTATAGGTCTTGCCCCCGTGTGGAACACCCGTGATTGCGATTCTCATTTCTTCTTCCTGTATTTTCCACAGCATGGGCACTGGATGAGGCTCTGTCGCTCGATCCACGCGATTGCCTGCGCTTCGGTCATCGGCTGCTCGCCTTCGATCTTGATTCTCGTATCGGGAATAGACCGGACTGCTCGCCCGAATCGCTTGACCTGTTCTAGGATCTCGACGCGGTTCACGGAGGCTCGCCTTGCGCTAGATCATGTTCGCCCCAGGGGATACGAAAGCCTGACGCGTTCTTATGTCCGCCGCCTCCGTACTGTTTCGCTATCTCTCCTACGTCCGTGCCGCCCTCACGAGACCGAAGCGAGAACTGCCGACCCTCCGGAGTATCCCAGTAACAAGCCGCGAACGGTGCGTCGAACTTCTCACACAGCTTATGCCCCGCGTCCGAGGTCATGGTATAGGGCAGGTTCGCGACCGGGACGACGACGCCGCCGATGATCATGTCTCGGGTAGTGACCTTGAGAAGCTCGGCGATATCCTTGTGATGCTTCCGCTCGATCGCCGCCCCTTCCATAACCATGTCATCGGTTCCGAACAGGTTCACGTCGTTGATAAGCTGGTCCCAGAGGTCGATCTCGTACTCGTAGGAGAACAGAGCCGCCTGAATCTCCCGAGTATGAGGTAGCGCGAACTTCCAAAGGTCGCGATCTTCGATGTGGTTGATGAGTGTCGGTCGTTTCTCGTCGGGGTAAAAGAAGTCCCAGGTAATCCCCGACCCAGATCGGTTCATGTCGAAGACGACGTAGATCTGTGTCCCAGCTCCCTCAACCACGTCCTGTGCGACGTTCCCCTGGAACCCCTCCCAGGTGGGGTTGAACATCGCAATGAAATTGTCCTTCGGCGTAAGATCTTCCATCGCTGTCTTGTGGTGATCGAGAACGAGAACCGATTTGGCCTTCGCCGCGATCTCCTGCATGACCGGCCGCTTGTAGGAGAAGTCTACGATGATCACGTCCCGGTCCTTCACGTCCGGTGGCGGATTCTGATAAATCCCGGGGAAGAGTTCCACGAAGCCACCGAAGAATCGCCACACGACCCAGGCCGAGCCGAATCCGTCCGCGCAGTTCCCATGGTATATGCAAAGAGGTCTCATAGGAACTCCTTCGGGTGAAGTACTCCACCGATCAGATCGAGCTGGAAGATCGTGTAGATCGGCTTCGCGTTCATCTGTGCCCAGAGCATCTCGCGGCGGGTCGAGTCGCCGAAGTAGTTGGTCTCGTCCGTGATGAGTACGACCGCCTCTGACTCTTGGATCTTCTTGAGATGGACCAGGTCAAGGATCTCTTTCTCCTCGGGAGTGATCGGAGACTCCTCGGTCGGCTTCATTGCCGAGGCCGTGGAAATCGTCGCGACGGTATAGACGACGTGTCCCCGGAGCGTAAGTGCTCGATTCGTTGCGACGTAGAGTTCCATGAACCGGGTCGAACCTATTAAGCAGAGCTTCATTGTTCTTCCTCCATACTTTGTTTTCGGCGCGTCACGTAAGTTTCCTTCTGGTGATGAAGGCGAGGTAAATCATACCCGTATTTGCGGAACAACGGATCAAGTATTTTCACGGCCGCCTTCGGATCGCCGCGCTCCCAGTTAAGCTTGTGCATGACGTTCTCTGGCGAGAAGGGGAACCACTGGTCTTTCTTGTACGAGGATCGGAGGAACCAGCGGAGTCCCCGCTTGAAGAAGTCCGGATCGGTCCGGTCTACGAAGTCAATAAAGTCCGCCTGATCCCAGTACTGAAAGAGGACCGGGAGGTACACGCCGGACAGGTGTATGTTCGCGAATCGGAACTTCACGGCGTCCGGATTTAGTGAAAGTCGCTCGAAGACCCAATTCAGGAGAACGAGGTCTGCGTGGAACTTAAAAATCGCTTCCGTCGAACGGTAGTGAATCTCGACGACTTCCCGGGCCGGGCTTCTCATTCGGCTTACAACGAGTGAAAGTAAGCACCACCCCTGGGACTTGCTTGCCTTCTTTTCGCCACGAAAACTCAGAGCGACTGAAGTATTGTGATGGCCTCGTCCACCAGCCCGTCGCTTCAAGATAGAGTCTACGCGCTCTAGCTCCTCCTGGTTGATATAGTTCTTCCGGAGCTGTCCGTCCTTGTTGTTTTTGTAGCCTATGTCGTCGTAGGTCAACGACGGTAGCCGTTTCTCCTCCCAAGTCAGTCCGTTGAACAGCTTGTAGAGTCCGCCGCGGAACACCGGCTCGGTTCGGACCAGGTGGCGGATTAGGCGGGTTAGCATTTTGGCACTCCGGATAAATACAAGGAAACCGTCGACAGTGATCGCAGTACGCCCATCGTCCTCGTCGCTTCTTTGGACTCTCCCTGAAGAAGATCATACTCCAGTAGCCACTCGGTTGTGATTGATTTCTTCTTTCCGGACGAATTCGTCATAGAGGTTCTGCGGAGTCATGCCCGCCGTACGACAAGTCGCTCCGTACCAGTACCACATTCCCTTTACCCGTCGGATGAAATCCTTCTCGTTTCGTTCGAGCTTGAGGGTCTGTTTCCACGGTTTGTTCTTTAGCAGCTCGGCGACGTGAAGAACAGAGTGCATGGTAAATCGGGCGTTCGTGTGTGCGTCCTCGAATACGAACGGATCGCCGAGGGACGCATTGAAGACCACATCCAGACGGTCCAGGTCCTTCTCCTCGTCGATGACGGTGTGATCGATTCCGCACAGAATACAGAACTCCACGAGGAAGTGGAGCACGTCCGCTAGCTCCTCGAACTGCTCAGAACTCGACGCGCCTAGGAACTCGGCCAGCTCCAGGTTTATCCAATGGAGCCCCTTGTGCAACTCGATCGTCCCCTCGCGAGTCTTCCAGTCCGCTACGATAACCAGCTTCGGATCGAGCATACCAAGTACGCTCTGCACTCCCCGAAACTCCGTGCTCGATACGACCTTGTGATCGAAGATGTCTCTTAGTCGATCTTCCATTTCCCCTCCCAGAATGTTCGGATGTTCTTAATGGCCTTCGTGGCGTCCTGGTCGTTCGCCCAATTATACTGGTAGAAAGCGATTCCCTTGTCTTGGAAGTAGTCCATCCACCGGTCGTACTCTTTCACGAGGTCCCAGTAGTATTGATGGACTCCGGCCATCTGGTCCTCTTGCTGGGCTCCTTCGAGTAGCTTGCCCATATCCGTTCGGCAGTAGACCAGAAGGATGTTGTGACGCTTGAGCGCTCGGTAAGCGTCCTCCATACTCCAGTACGGACCTGGTGCCTTGCGCACTACTGGACCGTATATGGCTTCTGATATAATGGGGTGTCGATCGGCTATAATGTTGAGTCCGATCCTACCCTGCTGGGATAGCCATTCAGACATGAAGACAAGGGTTTCGATGGATCCGGGTGGGCCGGACCGCTTTACCAAGAGGGTCGGTTGCCCGGTCCCTTTGAGTAATTTGTGCGCAAGCGTACTCTTTCCGGAGCCATCGGCTCCCTCTAAGACTACTAGGGGCATTGTCTGTCTCCGCAAGTTTTTTTGGTTAGTCGTCGAGCGTAAGATACTCGTTCGCTGCGGCGCTTGGGAAGATGAAGGGTGCAGAATGTTTTGCCCCTAAAAAAAGAGAGACGGCTGGAGGAACCCAAACCGTCTCTATAAGGATCGACAAAACCTACTGTCGGAGTAAGACGAATTGAAGCGTAACGGAAAGACGACGAAAAGTAAACTTGATACGGTTGGAGCGGCACGCTCTTGGCTTGAGCTAGGGATAAAGCCCGTACCGTTGAGGCCCGGTACGAAGATCCCCTCTGGAGGAGAAGGTTGGAATTCCTTGCGTGTAACTGAGAAGACCCTCCCACAGTTCTTCAAGTCGGGCTACAACCTCGGCGGCTTGTGGGGAGAGCCTAGTAACTGGATTGTGGATATCGACCTCGATTGGGACGAGGCATCACAGTTCGCTGAGTACTACTTACCTGAAACCTTCGTGTACGGGAGGTTGAGTCGGCCGGGGTCCCACTACTTGTATAAATGTAAGGGTGCGGTCTCGCTCTCGCGGATGACCAAGGAGGACGGCAAGATTATTGAGATCCGTTCGACCGGATCACAGTCGGTACTTCCACCCTCTATGCATCCGGATCGTGAGAGGTACGAAATCAATACCGATCTTCCATTTACTCCAATCACAAAGATACAGCTAGAGAAGCTGGTCGATCGAGTTGCGGGAGCAGCTGTCCTCCTGAGACACTTCCCGACCTCGGGCGCACGTCACGACTATATCCACTCGCTTACCGGGGCTCTGATGTGGAGCGGTTGGGACGAGAAGGACGTGACCGAGTTCATGGAAGCGATCCTTAAGTGTATCCGGCAGGCAGACGATGAACCCGGAGATCGGAAGCTCACTGTCAAGAATACGATCGAGCACTTCAAGAAGGGAGATCGGATCGCAGGCTGGAGAACACTAGCGCAGTGGATCAAGGGCGATACGGTGAAGAAGTTGCGCGAGTGGTTAGCTCCTACGCGGAAGTTCCAGGCTCCTCCACAGCTCATGAATGGAGAGATCGCAGTCACGATCCCCGAGTTGGATCCGGCTCTGCGGGACGTTCCGGGTATGGTGGGTGAGCTAGCGAAGTGGGCCGCTAAGCGATCCTATCTGTCACAGCCATCGTTCGATATCTCAGTTGGTCTGATGTGTACGGCGCTGGCCTCGTGCAATAAGTACGTCGTACAGGGTTGGGCAACCCCGCTTCAACCTTACTTCATGCTACTCGCGCCGACCGCGGGAGGCAAGGAGTCTTCGCTGAATAGCGTGTACGAATTCGCCACACGCGTAAAGCTCAGCGGGTCGGTCTTCCAGGGGTTCCAGTCATACTACGCTCTGCTCGATAAGCTCGGTGAACCTCCTGGTATGGCGTGTTGGCTCTGGGACGAAGCGGCACGAAGACTCAAAGCCACGAAGAACCCCGGATCGTTCGACTACCAAATCATCACGTGGCTCCTCGCACTCTATGGTAAGGCGAACGCGCATGTGCCTGCGTTCCCGGGCCGGAAGACAGAGATCCCCGCACTCGACCGGCCTTGGCTCGGTCTAATGGCGGCCGCGCAGCCCGCACAGCTAATCGACTCGGTGACCGTCTCGGATCTAGCGATGGGCCTGCTTAATCGGTTCATCCTATTCGACTCGGGTGACGCGGCTCCGAAAGCCAACCTCGAACGCGCCGACGTGTTCCCCGCTTCGATCGGCCAGAAGGTGAAGATCATGAAGGAAATGGATTCGAGGAAGCTGCCTATAGAGATCCAATTCGAGTCGGCACACGTCTGGTCTAAGTTCCGTGACTTCGACGAGGAGGCTCGACAGCACAGCGCGGGCGAGGGAGACAACGAGATCTGGGGCCGAGCGAATCAGAACGCACTGATTATCGCCGGTATCGTGGCCGTAGGCGTCAACCCTAAGCGGCCTCTCATATCGTCGGCGATCGGGGCGTGGGCTATCCAGATGGTTCGGTGGGGTATCTCCTGCTGGTCAGCTAGGATCGGCGAGTCCACCGCGCGGACATTCCGCGAGCGTGAGTCGAAGGGAGTCGAGCGGTTCATTCGTTCGCCCCAGCGCTATATCCACAAGGCTCCGAACAAATACAAAGATCTTATGCGTCGGGGTCTCATGCCCTACTCGGTACTCCAGAAGCTCAATCGACATCTCCAGGTCAGAGAATTCTCCGAGATCATCGACCAGCTAGTCGAGGCTCAACTCATCGGAGCGGGCGAGGAGTCTGACGTCGAGTGCTACTGGGCACTTCACTAGTATACAAGAAGAGGGACCTCGTGGTCCCCCTCCCTATCGTTATCAAAGTTGCGTCTTTGACTGAGTTGTGCTAGCTGGCGTTTGTAACCCCTTTACCAACGGGTCATATCGAGCCTCCTAGGTCCTGGTGGCTGGCACGTCTATTCCACTTACCATAAACGGACGAGATCAAGTATACGCCGACCGCGCTCCAGACGCTAATTGACGATCGCGCGAGCCGCTATAAGCTCGCCGAGGCGCGACGTTCGAGCCGAGCCGCTAGCCCTATAGCGGGTCCGGTCTCGCGCGCGGCCTATAGAGCCCTACGCTCGCCCGTAGGACCGCGCCGCGCCTAGGGTCTAGGCCGATCCCGCGATCCGCCCCGTACTTGCAAGTCTAGTAGTCGTATGAGTACGGAGATCGACCGGGCCACGCGTGAGTCTTCTCGTCGGCGGGAACGTACTTGTACTTGGATCCGTAGGGCTTCCGATCCGCAGGCGCTTTCTGCCTCCGCTCGTAGGCAGCCAGAAGCGACCCGAGAATCCACGGGTTACGGGGAAGCTCCAGAATCGTCATGTACTTGTTCATAGTCCCTCACTTGCGTAGCGCATCCCACGGCTTGTTACTGAATCCCTTCTTATGAGCTGCCCGTGCCCGCTTCGCCTTCTTGCGCTTGCCCTCTGGCGTGGCCTTTAGCGGGGCCTTCGGTCCAAATCCATACAGAGCCAGAAACTTCGTCTTCTTCTGGTAGTCGGTGACTATGGGCTGGATGTCCTTCATCATCTTATCGAGCTGCTCCTGGCTGAGGCTCGGCACCTTGTATTCCTCGTACTTGGACTTGAAGTAAGCCTCATCGTAGTTGTACTTCTCCGGCGGTCCACCGAATCCATAGAGCGAGACGACATCGGGATTTATCTCCATCGCTCGACGGTTGAGCCCATCCGTATGCTCTCGCATCAGCTTGTGGTTCATGTAGCGACGCTGTTCGATCTCGCGCAGGCTCTCCGACTCCTTCGGATGAGGCTCGATCCAATGCTTGTCCTTTACCCGGAAGAATTCCATTACCTCGTGACGCTCGGCCTTCACGATCATCCGGAAGACCCAATCGATGAAGGTCTCCTCGGTCACCCGGACCCGACCGGGAATCCTCTCCCTCTGGTGGAACTTCGTCGCCGAGACCATATCGATCGCGTCAACCACCCGAAGGGCGATCTCCAGCATCGGAAACTCGTCCGCAAAGCTCTGTCGAATGTCGATGGTCGCCTTCGGCTTGTACGTCATGGTCGCGACGATCTTCTTCATCTCTTCAATCGTTATCATTTTCTGTCTCCTGTAAAAGCGAACGGGGGCCGAAGCCCCCGCCGTCCCAGTTACCGGTTCGCCCCCGGCTTCCAGTTCCAGACTTTAAGGCGTCTGGCATACCTCCCCTCGCAGGGAAGGGAGACCTACTCTCCTCTGCGCTGGGCTATTCCTCATCCCCCTCTGTCGGATACTTGTAGACGTTGAGTCCGAAGATCACCTCGCCCTCGTTCTTGTCGAGGATCTTCGTGTTCCCCTGGGTAGTCGCGATCGTCGCCGTCTTGCCCGTCTTCGACATGCCGTGGGTCTTGTTCAGATCGACGGTAATGACGAGCTGGTTCTTCGCGCTCACCTCATACGAAACATTCTTTCCTATGGACTTAGCCATGACTGTGTCTCCTGATTTTGGTTTTACTACTACGGACGGGCTTCATTCTACCCGACTTGCGAACTCCAACGGAAGCTTCTTTCTCAAGCCTCCAGAACTCTCCCTTCTCCCAACACTTGGGACCGATCCCCCGGTGGATATCCTCTTGGGATAGGGGACGGCCACATACGAAACAGCGAGGCTCCTCCGAAAGCATAGCCGCGCCGCGCGCGACGTTCAGCGGGTCCTCTATGAGTACCTGGATGGAGGCCCTATCCACCGCAGTGGAGGCCCGAGCGGGACGGTAGACCCCGGACGCGCCGACCGAGCCGAGGTAACGGCCGCGCGACCGCGCATAGAGGCGCCCCGTATCCCGTTGGAGGGATACCCGATACCCTCCCGTCGATACGGACGGCATCCGCTCCCCTGCGCGACGTAGGGCCTTCAGCGCGCGGATCAAGGGCCGAGCCTTCAGTCGCATTATCCGTTGGACGCTCATCGCTTCTCCAGGTGGTTCATGTCGATCCAGAGATTGTTCTCGATCCTCCGCTTGGTCTTGAAGAATACCTTGACGGCGATGCCAAGCGAGGTCGGCTCGGTCACCCGCCCCTCGTCCAGCCCCGGATACCATGACCGGAACGCCTTACGTACCCGGACCCGCTGGTCGCGACGGAATCCGTTAGCCATCGAGATTTGCTCCCTTGCCTTGTTCATACTCGTAACCGTGGACGTGCTCGACCGTCGGATGCGCGACCTCGGCTGTGAAGAGTTCGATGATCCGGTTCTGCGCCTCCTCCTCGGTGCAGCCCAGCGCCTCATGGTAGAGCCTCGCGAAGTTGGCCGTGATATCCGCGAGGATGAACCCGATCGCCCCTGGGTCCATCGAAGGGACGGCGCGTATCTCGATCCGCGTGGTCTGGTCCGGCTGTAAGAGAATCCGGAAGAGTTCAATTGGTTTGGGTAGCGTACTCACCCTCTTCTTCTTCTTGAGGATGATTGGCTTGTCCTTTTTCACTTTCCGTCCGGCCATAAGACCTCCAGGTCCTCGGGACCTTCGTCACACCACGACTCGTCGCCCCCGGTCAGGATCACGTCGTTCCCTTTGCCCGATCGGTGGATACCTCCGATGGCTGTATGACTATACGGCCCATCCTCGAATGAGGAACCGATCCGGACCTCGGCGTCTCCCGACTGATGCAGGAGGAAGTTCATTAGCTCATGGACTTTCATGGTTTGGTCTCCTTCGGTAAAGCTTGCTCGAAGCGATCGAGCCATTCTAGCAACTCGATAATGGCCAGCCGAGCGATTGCGGCTTCATTTGGTCTGAGTTCTTGGGCTACGTTTGCCGCGTCGTTCTTCCGAGCGAACGCGCGAAGTCCATATAGTGACTGATTAAGAGCATTCCAAGCCGGAGAGCCCACCACCTGGCGATATAGCGATCGAGGCGAGGGTGGATTCGTCCTATTGACGACCTCTGTAAACTCCTCTTCCCCGAGATTCGCCGCGTGTATGGCCTGGTTCGTCCGGTTTCGGTCCAGTCCGTGTTCGATGAGCACTGACTGTGGCCCCTTCTGAAAGCCGACTCGACCTTTTACTGCGCGAGCTAGTCGGCCAGTTCCTACGCCCGGCCTCAGAATCTGGGCGATCTTTCCCATTTTCCGGTAAGAGTGGAGCTTAAGCTTCTTGGACTTGCGGCCCGCCTCGTCGTCGTTGTACATTTTCGCGTAGGCGGCGAGCGCGTCGGACATGTTGTCCCAGTACTTAGCATCGTCGAGGGTGGTACAGGCTTCGAGGTTACGGACGGCTTCCTCATACTCGATCGGGAGTCTTGGCCCTGGCTTTACTGGGAGATCGCTCATCGGCCCCTCCACTTGTCTGAGATTCGTTCGGCCTCGACCTCCTCGTCCCGCAGACGCTTCTCCTCTTCATAGAACTGCACGAAGACTTCATGGTCCTGGGCCTGAAGCATCTCCTCGATCTCCCAGAGCGTCCGCCGACCGCGCGAGCCGATCGCGACCTCGGGGTTCGGCCAGAACCAGATCCTCTCGCCATTCCAGCTGTACCCCATCGAGTGAGACTTCGACGCGAGCCAGGAGAACCCCTCGCGATTCAGCTCGTGGCCCTTTCCCCCATGGAAGCAGTCGGGATTTCCGTACTCCTTACAGATCGGGCACTCTTCGCACGAGCAGTCGTCGGGGAATTGCCAGCACATTCGGCAAGGCTCGTCGAGTCCCATGGCGCGGTCGATATCCGCCGTCGTACACCCCGGCGGGAGGTTCCAGCCACTCATGTGAACTCCCGAATGCGGATCTCGTAGAAGTATGGCGGCCCGTTTCCGTCGATGATCTTTACGATGCACCCAAGGTTCGAGTCGCCGCCGCTGACGTGCTCCACGCGTACGCTATCGTCGAGTGGAGGCATTCCCTTCTTCGCGAGGTTGTCGGCGAACTCCTTGATCGCCATCGCGAGGTAGGTCTTGGTTCGATGCGGTGCGTTAGCCATCGACCTTCTCCTCCTTGTCCCACCAGCTGACGAGGGAGAATTTGACCCCGTAGGCCGCGACCTTGTTCAGCTTCTCCTCGATGGCCATGAGGTCACCGACGGTCGCGTCGCCGTTGGTATAGAACCCGGGGAGTGTATGTTCCTTCCCCTCTGCGTCCTTCTGGACGACTCGTAGCATAAGTCTCGTAGCACCCATTTCAGTCTCCTTAGTTTACCATCTCACCGGAGGGGCGATCCTCCGTAGGGATAGTATAACGTACCCTGACGTGATGTTTTACTCCTTTTTCACCTCTCCGAGTCCGCGCGAGACGTAGCCTAGCGAATCCTTGAACGTGTCTACCGCTATCGGACAGACCGTTCCGAGCAGTTCACAGATCGCTCCGGCGTATGTCCTGATCTCGTACTGCGCGTGCGCGTCCATGCGGAGGGTAAGGAACCGGAACCAGTTCAGAAGGTTCGCGCTCGCGTACATCCGGCTATACGTATTCACGGGGAGGACCAGACGGGCTAGCTCACGCGCTACACCTAGAGCGAGGAACTCTTGGTATCGGTAGTAGGCAGCGTTACTATGGATGACGACCTCTCGCCGAAACGCCTCGATACTTCTCTCGTCAAGCAGCTCGTCCCGACCCTGCTTGTTCGTCTTCGACTGCGCGCGTACTTGGTCGAAGTCTGGGACGTAGAACAGATCGGGTAGCTCCGTGTAGCGAGCCGAGACCTCGTTGTAGCTCTGCGTCCGATGCCGATGCCACTGCCGGAAGACGAAGATCGGAGCCTGCACCTCGAACGAGAACGTCATCGCCTCGAACGGACTGGTATGAGCATTCTTCCACAGATAGCGAATGAGCTTTGCGTCCTTCGACGGCTCGGTGAGGTCGGTCTCGTCTCGCCAGTCCGCGTTGTACGAGACGCGCGCAGCCCGAACGATCTCCAGATCACCTGTCCAGCCCAGAGAGCGGCCGACTTCCTCGCCGATCGCGGGCCCATCGTACCCGTAGGTCGGTCTCACGCCAATTGGTACTGGCTGAGTATATGAAACCAGACGAACGTAGCCGTGGTCGAGTACTTCAATCGTCATTTCTTTTCTCCCGGGTCGAGGGGAGGAGTGAATCCATTCTCCTCAAGCACGTCACGCGCGGGCTTCCGTTTCTCTGCGCTGCGTAGCTCGCCTGCGAGTGCGTGCTTCGGTCCGCGTCGTCCCTCGCGCGCGAGCCTCGCGCTCTCGAAGTCATCCCATCGCTCGTGCGTCGTATTCATCCCAGCCGCCTCCATCTGCGCTAGCAGCTCGGGCGAGACGCCCCGAGTATCCAACTCGCCGGGCTGGAGGGGGTACAACTCCTCAGGCTGAGGCAAGGGCTTGGCCGCGGACAGGACCCCGCCGCGGAGAGGTGGTTTCTTCTTCGGCCCCTTCCAGTAAAGCGCGGCTGCGATGATCATGCCGAGCCCGATGAACGAGACAATCATTATCCAGACCGCTGGTTTCATTTCTTTCTCCTGTCATGGTCGTTGAGAATCGAGTGGTTGATACTCTTCTTGAGTACCGCGCCCCGTATCGACGGGAGCGGCGCGTTACCGAGAGCCTTCATGGCAATCGCGATATAACCCCACATCTCATCGAACTCCCGATTACTCAGGCACTCGCGACAATGCCCGACGTTCCCCTCGGCTGCCATGGCTCGGTTCTCACCGAGTTCGATGATTTCTTTGGCTTTCTTGAGCTGCGCCCGAGCTATGACGATCGAGGTCATACTAGTCTCCTTGGTTTTAAGTTTAAGGAGGAGACGACGCCTGCCCATAGATCGACTCTCGGTGTTCTGTGCGGCCAAGCTCAGAACGAAAGTCGAACTGGTACTGTAATGGGCAAGCGCCGTCCCCGTTGCGCTGGTTATACGACCTCGACTTGAAGCACGTCGAACCAACCTTCTACGTCTGCCTTGGGTCTCCCCAAGAACTTGCGAAGCTTGTCCCCCTTTCGGGTAGTCTCAGCCCATTCGATCTCGTCGGTCCAGTCTGTCCCGTGGATCTCGGGCTCGCCCTCGAAGATCGCACGGAGGTGGCCGCGGCATTCGAGCTGAGCCTTGTTTATGTTCTTATAGGCAACGACAAAGAAGTCGTCCTCGACTCCCCCATCAACTCGGTCGTCGTCGCCCGCTCGATAGATCACTACCCAGACCCTCATGGGGTTACGACTACGATCCGAAGGCAGACCGCAGTCCAACCGTCCGTCCAGTTCGTTCCTCGGTCCTGACGAATCGTGGCGACGGCGATCAGCTTCTGCGCCTCGCACGCCTCTTTCGTCGGATACCCGCCGACGCGGATCGCAGCCGACCCGCTCCATCCCAATAGTATCAATACGAACATGTCAATCTCCTTACCAGGCGACCCAGATCAGGACGCCTATCTCGATGACGCCTACGATGAGGATGAGCCAGATACCCGCTGGGCTCTTAGCCCGATCCTCTATCCACTCTTTGAACTTCCTCATCTCCATCCCTTCCCCATTAGCCAACACCAGGAGTGCCAGGCTTCGGCCATGTTCATGACGCTCTCGCTTTGGAGGATGCCCTTATGCGTAGCCCAGACATACCACGAGCCGTCCTCGTTCTGACGGTAGTGGAGCTTGTAGCCCGCGATCTTCATCGGAAGAGGCGGGCAGGTGATCGTTACGACTGCGCCTTTCATCGCGGCCGCTCCTCGAAGTCCAGCGCCGCGTTGTGGAGGCGCTCGAAGTAGTGGCCGAAGACTGTCGACGCCGGGTCCTTACCGTCCCAACGCCAGGTCACGTATTCATCCTTCGTCCCGGTATTGTTCTTGGCGAGGATGACGTGATCGTTGATTTCGAGGACGATCGCCCCATTGGGCAGTACATTTCCGATTCGAGGTCTCATTGCAGTCTCCTTTCTTCTTTCACGCGGCCGCGTAGCCGCGCCTCTAGTATAACCCGCCCTGTCGTGATGGATTCGCGGTGCTTGAAAAGAAAAAGGGCGTCCCGTACTAGCCGAGACGCCCCTACCCACTAGAACCATGTCACCTCCCAGGGATCGCGGTTACTCGCCGAGTGCCGCGCGTACCTCCTTCGCCTGAGAGGGCGTGAACTCCCAACGCGCTGAGTGCGGGTGGAAATCGATCTCGTCGTTAGCGATCATGCGTCTGAGTTTGACGCGTGTCGCCTTCGGGTCGAGATCCAGCTGGCTGCAGAGCGTCTTCAGCGGGATCATCTTCCCGTTGCTCTTGGCCTCGACTGTCCGCTTCTTCGATGTCGTCTTCGCCTGAAGCGTTCTCTTCTTGGACACTGGGGCCACCGACTTCTTCTTCGATGGCGTTACTCTCTTTGCCACTTTCTTTCTCCTATGCGCTCTCGGCTTGCCTCTGGCCGCTTCGAGCGCGTCCTTCAGATTACCACTACCGCCCATATGCGGTCGGCCCATCCCTAGAGTGAAGTTGCTCTTATTGAGCTTGGACCTACCCCGCGTCAGTGCGGCTACCGTAACGGCGTCCGGCCGATAAGCCCAGCCGAGCGATCCATCACCTTTTGGCCTTATTCTCGTATTTTCCATTTCATCCTCCGGTTAGGGTCTACGCCGTCAGGGATAGTATAAGCGATCCTGAAGCAGCAGGTCTAGCCTTAATTCAGCGATTGCGTTCCTTCGCCTTATCGAAGGCTAGAAGCGCCTCAAGTAGACTCGAAATGACGGCCTTTGTAAAGCTGCCCCCGCCTAGGTCGCGTTGGGCCCGTATCTTTAGCTCCGGAGTTATAGAGACTGTCGCTACAACGGTATTCCGCCCGTGCTCAATGCGAATCTTGCGCTTCTTTCTCTTCTTGCGCTTGGGTATCGGAATCCGGTTATCCCGCATGTGCCTGCGTTCGGCGATCTCGGCGGGCGTTAGCTCGCGTACCTTGGATAGATCAGGCTTCATTCGCTTCTCCTGGCTTGTATAGGTAGACGGCTTGAACGTAATAGGTTCCAAGCGTATCGGCCACAACCTGAAACCCTCCCTGTGGAGTCCAGCCTGGGTGATATTCGAGGAAGTCGTTCATCGCCTCCACTAGCTTGATCTGCGTGGACCCCTGAACCAGATCGTATCGTCTCATTTCTTCCTCCACGGATACACCCGAACTGCGAATGAGGTCGCGCTCTCAGTCGGATTGCGCGTACCGTTAACGACCTTGACGCCCTGTGCTAGGTCGATCTCCCATTTGCCTTTGGCTATTGTAAAGCCTATCTTGATCGAGTCCATGCTCGCGTCGCTGTGTAGCTGTATGGAGCTAAGGTGCGCATAGTCGATGTACGGCTCGACGGTAGGCCGCTCGGCGTACGCGGGTAGTGCGAATAGTGCGAGTAATGCGCAGTATCTCATTTCTTCTCCGCTACTGATTCGAGTATGCGCGTCTCGATTACACAAGCGGCTAAGCGTCCCGACCAGGACATGAGCTTCTTGTAAAAATCCAGCGACATGTGCTGCTTGGGTACCTCATCCATCAGCTCGTTTCCTATCTGTTCCAGTATGTCTGAGACTTTCATTTCAATCTCCGAATCTCTTGTTCCAATAGAAGGCGAGGCAGCCAATGCTTCCTCCAGTTCTTCGACCGCTCGATCTTCGCAATGCAATTGGCTAGATGCGAGTTCGTCATCTGCCCCGCCTTTAGCTGGCGTCCGTCCTTGCACCTCCAGAGGGGATCGAGCATTATCGCACTGGCCCGAGCTGGGGATGGTCGGGTAGAGGCTTCGCGACCTCTGCCGCTACGCCTCGCGCGTACCCATGAGTGAATGCGTGCTTGAGCTGAGCCTTAATCGCTTTGGCTAAGCTAGCTCCCACAGGTCCTTCGAGCGCTTCCTGCATGATCGCGGCTATAGGCTGCGCTTGGTTAAACCAGTGATTGAATGAGATGTCGATTTCTTCCATTACGGTCTCCTGAGCCAAAAGAAGAATGGTCTACGTTTTAGAATTGCGAATTGCCACTGAGCCCTCCATCCCCAGCGTATCCAAAGGATGAACGGCCCTCGCCTTCCGAGTTCGGATGAAATACGCAAGCGGCTCCCGGGATTGAAATAGATATCCCCGAGCGCATTCCGATTGCGGAATGTCCAACCCACTACGGTTCTCCTCTGATTATGCGTTCGATCTCGTGGAATAGCTGCGAGTCTGAGCGCCGGTCTCGGTCGCTCCTGCGCGCTTCGATGATCGCGGCTATCTCCTGTAGCTTGATCGCGTTGAGATCGTTCTCCACGCGTTTCGCGGCCGCTCGCTTACCGCTTGCGCGTGCCTGTTCTTTCTTAACCTGGCGTCTGCTCTTCATTTCCTCTTCTCGTTTAGTCGGTGGACGAATCGGTGTGCGGGTATCCAATAGGGAGATTTCAGGTAGTATGGCTTCCCCATAGGGCTAACTCGCCAGTAGCCCCGCCTGAAATAGATGTGCGGCTTACCTGCGAGCATTCATATCCCTGATTTCGATAAGCACGCGGTATATCGCGTCAACGCGTATGACGAGGACGGCGATCATTGGGAAGAATGTCAGTAATATCCAGATCATGGGTTCTTCTCCCTGAGTTTCGTGAGGTTGGTTACGGCGTTCCGCAGGCGTTCGACGGAGTAGATGTCTTCGCTGCTCTTGCTAGTTCTCTCGTGTATGGTGCGCATGAGCTGGCCGTATATGCGCATCTGTACGATGAGCGCGACAACCTGTACGCCAAGTAGTATGAGCTGGAGGGTGAGTAGGTATTTCATGATAGCAGATCCTTCTCTCTGGGTGCGACGCCGATTGTTTTACAGACTCGCAGGTAGATCTTGTCGATGATAGCTGCGCGCTTGACGGGATTAGGTTCGAGCCCGACGCGCAGGACGTGTGCCTTGTATAGAGTTTCCACCTGTTCGTCCACGATCTTGTATAGCTCCCTCTGGTCGCGGCGGTATTTCGACTCGTGGGGTGTTAGCTTTCTTGCCATTAGTCTGCGTCCTCTGGTAATCGCCAGCCTGGATGTAGCCGCTTCCAAATACGCTGTACTGGACGGGAGCGGAAGAAGTCGAGTATGAGGATGAGTCCCGTTGGTTCTCCTAGCGACCCGGTCAGGTCTCTGTTGGCTGCCGCATACCACAGTAAGAGCTTGTCCTTCCCTCTCACTTTGTACGTGGATGTATATCGCTGGATAGTTCCGGAGACGCGGGGCTTGTCGATGTCATATCGCGTAGGCAGCGCGTGTGTGCGTACTCGGGGGTTGGGCTTGAGATACGTCTCGCTTTCCCATACCTTGCCTTCGGCTACTAGGCGTCTGACCCATTCGGTCGGATAGCCGTTGCAGTACTCGGCTAGGAACGTCTTGGGCGTTAGTCCTGCAGCTACTGCGAACCTCTCGTCACCTTCCAACGCTAAATGGGCAAGTTCGTGGACACGCCTTAGTACCGTGAGGACTTTCGCCTTCGTGTCGATAGAAGTGGGCAATGTCATGGTCGTTCCTTCGAGTTCGTAGCCGCGGAGCGTAGTATAAAACAACGGCGGCACGTTGTTAAGATTGGCGGTGAATAAGAGATAAGTCGTTGAAATTAAAGGGGATAGTTGAATAGATTGGTTTATTTAATGGTCTTTCTAGTGTTAGAGGTATATAGGAGGGTAGTTACTAATTATATTGATCTTTAATACACGGATCATACAATTTAATCGATACCTACTAGGTCGCGGAACGAGCGTTTAATAAAGCAAGCGCATCAATACAGCGTAAACACCCCTATAGAGGGAGAGTGGAGTGGGGCTGAGTATGGAGGAGTTGGAGTAAACAGCAGTTAGACTTGTTCGGGATGTAGTGGTATAGTATTGGTATCTGCAGGGTTCTGGCGAATTGGTTACAGGGAGCACTTGAATGGCACGAAAGACAGGCGTCCGAAAATCCACTAGGCGCACAACTGGTGGTGTCAAGGCAAGGTTTACAAGAGCCAAGCGTACAACTCCTGAGGTTGTGCCAACTACCATTTTCTGGCCGGATCGCATAGATCATGTGAAAGCCATCGCCATGCGAGGCATGACTGATGACGAGATGGCCGTGGTGATGGGTGTGTCCGCCGAACTCCTGGCATCCTGGAAAGCCTACTACCCTGCAATGTCGAAGGCCATCGAAGAAGGCCGAATGGTATCTGACGCAGAAGTGGTAGCAGCTCTGCACAGGAATGCCGTCGGTTACTCCAAGACAACCGATGAAGTTGTGCGGACTAGGCGTGGTGCGCAGGTCGTGCAGGTGGATAAATACTTCCCAGCCGAGACCGCTGCTCAGAAATACTGGCTGCAGAATCGCGCCCCGAGCCACTGGAATGGTGCGCAGCGTGTGAGCCTATCCACACCGAAGGGTGAGGCCGTGCGCGTCGAGAACAAGAGCGACATCATCAACTCCCTCCTGAACATGATCCGACCCCAGCCCGATAACGCCAGCTAACTACGCGTCCCGCTCCGCGGGCCACGATACCTCGAACCAACCAGCTTCCAAACTCCACCCAAATAATGGCTGGGTTAAATCGACTACCGTTCGTCGGAAATCCTTGGTTATTGTTAAATCGGCTACTCTTCGCGGATCGGGCGAGTATAGTTAGATCCAAGGTAAGCGAATCGCTTATCCCGCGATCCGGAGACGCTAATCTCCGCGGAGAAAGTAGCATGGCCAAGAAAGGCAAGGTCGGACGGAAGGCCCGCGCGACAGCGGCGAAGGCAACGAACGGTTCGAGCGCGCGGATTCCGCTGAAGCGGATCTGCTCGGATCTCGGAATCGAACCGAAGCGAGCGCGCGTCAAGCTCCGTCGCGTCTGGCGGAAGGATGAAGAGGAAGGCGCGGTTGCCTTTCACTCGAAGGGCTCGCGCTGGGATCTGACGGCGAAGGAAGCGAAAGAGGTTCGCGCGATACTCGCAGGCTAAGCCTCGAACCACGAGGCAAGAGGGAGGGCGCTAGTCGCCCTCTCTTTTTGTCTGTCTGTGGTGTGACGTGTTCCCGTGGTTGGGACGATCTCGTGATTGGATAATTGCAGGATGCAACGACCCCCACCCCACTCACCACATGTTTGCACCCAGGGTGGTCGTGCGCAGGACCCGTGCAGCCCCGTATGACCAAAAAGCAACCCTCTGACACTATAAAACGACCTCCACCCTCCCTATATTATAGGACCCCATGGAGGAGACTGTGACACTTGACTCCCCGCCTCGCGTATACTACGGCTACGAAACCCGGAGACTACCATATGCATACCCGAACACTACCCACAGCCTTCATATCAGCGATTTCCCTTCTCGTACCCGCCCTCCTCCCGCTAGCAATCCAAGCGCAGGCCCTCGTTACAGTGCAGCTCGGAGCGAACGAGTCACACACGACAACGATCACGAACAAGGAGACGAGGCGTCTCGCGAGCGTGGAGCTGAGTCTGCTTCCCACCGCAGACGCAGTCTGGGACCAGTTCGATAGGGTCAGCGGCCCGGCTTTCACCATAGCCCCCACAGTCGGCACGAACGCCGACGGGACCAAGGCCGAGAAGATCACGGTCACGACGCTCGCCGACAAGGACGCTCCGATAGTCGCAACAGGGGACATCGACAGCACCGGCGGACTGATGGGAGTGACCGCGAAAGTTACGTGGGAGAACGGCGTAGTTGGGGCGGCGAGCTTGCAGAGGACCGGAGCAGCGCCGAGTTGGACGTGGAGCGCTACAATTCCTCCTGCCACCGTGCCGAGCCCCGGCGAGCCAGCGCAGCTGAGTTGGACGCCGCCGACGATGAACGATGACGGCAGTCCGTACACGAATCCGGGGGGCTACAGGGTTTTCTGGGGAACGCAGAGCGGGGTGTATTCGAACAACGTGTCACTTCCAAGCCCCACCGCGACGGCGTACGACGTGATGGGTCTGTCGTCGAATGTGCGGTACTACTTCGCGGTCACCGCGTTCAATACGGTGGGAGACGAGTCAGTGTATTCGAACGAGGCGACACTCATACCTGGAATCCTGTCCCCCGACCCCGCGCCGCCGGTTGGCCTAGTGGCGAAAGGAGCGACGGCGGTTCTGAGAGCGTATACCATCTCGACCGTAGCGAATGCGCTGGTCATCAACGACATTGGGAGTGTAGACGCCGGGACCGCGTGCGACGGAACGCAGAAGGTTAACGCCTGGGGGACCCGGGCAGACGACCAAAGGGATCTTTACCTGATTCCGAAGGGGAGTGCGGGGCTGCATCTTCTGGCGGGGGTGGATCCGGACGTGGTCTACGCGCAGTGCGCAGCGCCATGATCCTCGTAGGCATAGCACTCGGTTTAGTAGTGCTTTTGGCAGTTTTGTTTCTTCTTCGGAGACGCGAGTCTCCATCACCGGTCGTATCGCCGCTTGTTGGCGGCTCGATCCACGCGAAAGAGCGATGAGGAGTAGTTTGTGGCAACAGTTAGACTGACAGTAGTCCTTCCCACGGTGCGCCTAGACAGCACACCGGTCACTTTCCAGAACATCAGCGGGGTTACTCTGGAGCAGAAGCTGGCGTCCGCGCCCGCGTCGGCATGGGCGCCCCTCGGCCCCGACGTGGTCCCGACCGCGTTCCAGTTCGACCAGGACGTGAGCAACGTGTCGAACGGCAGTTGGATGTTCGCTGCGGTGTTTCACGACGCGCTCGGCGGGCCGGATCTGCGCGTGCAGACAACGGTCGAGGTCGGCCCGGCCGTGGTGTCTCCGCTCACGGGGGGTAGCATCTCAGGCGTAGTGGTGCCGTAGGCTTGAGCGAGACGCTTTTAGCCTTAGCACAACTTTTGGTTGCGGTCTCCACACTCGTGGGGACCGTAGCCGGGATCTACTTGTCGCTGAGAAACCATAAGGGGATCGCGGAGATCCACCACGCTACGAACTCGATGAAGGACGAGCTAGTCAAGGAGGTCAGAGCCTCGTCCATTGCAGAGGGCAGGGAGCAAGTTAAAACCGAAAACGCAGAAAACGCAGCAGCAGCAGGAGCACAGCCATGAGTCTGTTAGGAGTCATCGGAGTACTACTCGTCGTCGGCGTCCTCTTGTGGGCGCTGGGGCAAGTAGATTTCATCGACGCGAAGATGAAGAAGGTCATCTACGTGCTCGTGATCGTGTTCGTCGCGATCTGGCTGATTGGGATCTTCGTTCCCGAGATGTGGAGCGGTCTGAACACCCGTGTCGGGCGGTGAGTATACGCACCTGGACCCTTCGCTCAAGGAGTACTTGAGCTGGCCCGACCGAGATCAGGCCGAGCTACTGATTTCACTGACTGAGCGAGGGAACTGGGGACGGTATTTCGCCTACTCACGCAACAACCTGAAAACGAGTAAGAACAATGAGCATTCGGATGAACTTTGCAGTCGTGAGAGAGCTGGGGCTGACGCCGAACGGCCCTCACGGAGCTTACTACCCTCGGAATCTGGTATACCTGCCCACTAGGCAGACTTGTGTTCAGATACTTCGGGAGTGGAAACGTCAGTTAGCGTCCAATCCATCAATTCCAGGAGAGAAAGTCATGAAAACGCAGTCGGAACTACTTCAAGCCGTTCGCAATCTCAAGTCCCGGGCCATCAACAAGCGGGCCAGCACCGAATTCCTGACGAAGGTCGGCGATCTGGAGACCGTTCTCCAGAACCCGGACGCGATCACCTCGGAGAACGAGGCCGCGCTCGCGGATCTGGAACATGAGCTGGCGCATCCCGAGCTGGCTGCTGGGAAGAGCCCAAATCCTTCCATGGCATCGAAGGAGTCCGCGCCCGCCAAGAAGGAGGAGCCGAAAGAGCCTTCCAAGAAGGGCTAGTCCATTCGGGGCCGTGCCCGCGGAGGCACGGTCCTTTCCGGGGGGCGTATGAAACACGACGTAGAAAGAGTCTGTCGAGAAACAACAGCCAGAGTGAAGGAGCATTTTCGTATGAACGAGAGCAAGACCGAAATGGATAAAGAGATCGAGCGGGCGCAGGCCGACGGGTTCGAGCGCCTTCTACCGAAAATCAGGTACGACCTGGTGGAGCCGAAGGAAGCAGCCGTCCTGCACTGCGCGCGGCTGATCCACGGGGCGGTCGAGGCGCTGAACCGGTCGATCGACGAGCCGACACTCTCCTGGGATCAAAGCCGGGACAGCGTCATCGCCGGGATCAACCGAGTCCTGGAGAACCCGGCAGAGAGCCCGGACCAGAATCACAGGGAGTGGATGGCGTATCGGTTGAAAGAGGGCTGGGTTTACGGGCCGACGAAGGATATCGTAGCTAAGACCCACCCCTGTTTGGTTCCGTTCGAGGAGCTTCCGCCGATTCAGCAGGCGAAAGACCTGATCTTCCTGACGATCGTCCGAAGCTACTTCGGCCTGTAACGTGCTCATCCTGAGCCGTAATCTGACTGAGGCCGTCGTCATCGAACGCGAACACGTCCCGGGAACGAACCGGAGTGATGCGGTGGAAGTCGATACGATTACGATTACTGTACTTGAGGTCAAGGGACGGCGGGTCAAGCTCGGGGTAGACGCGCCCGAGGGATACCGCATCACGAGGGAGCCAAGATGAAAGGCCGCTGGGCCATTCTCACCGCCGCGAACATCGAGGAGATCCGGAGGCTTTGGAGGAACGGGCAGATCGTTCGCGTCTTCAACGGACAGAAGGTCGAGGAACTGGCAGGGCAGTTCCATTGCTCCGAGATGACGATCCGCCGTGCAATCGCAATGGACGAGGTGGAGCTGGCGAATAGGAGACTCCGGGATGCGAAACAGGCTGAGGCACGGGCGAGAGAGGCTGGGATACGGGAACGACGGCTCCATCGAGCTGAAAAACGGAAGCGTGCTGAGGTTCAGCTCGAAATGCAGTTTAAGTGATGGAACATACTCGATCGGTTACGGTCAACTTCGCAACGGTCTACCAGCGAGTCGCTCTCAATTACGACTCTCCGCTGCTGACGGGGCTGCCGCAGGAAATCTCCTCGCAGCTCACACAGTACAAAGATACTCTAGCCCAGTTCACGCAGGAAGAGCTGCTTTTCCTTCGATGGAGGATGATGTGGAGAGCTATGGCGAGGCAGAAGCAACTGCCGCCGAAAGAGTTCGAGACATTTGAAAAGACTATCTGGGTAGCGAGGTCTGGGCGTGGTTGGGGTAAAACACTCGTCGGTTCCAATTGGCTCGGTATGGAAGCCGCAGCCTTTTCCAGTCAGTACTACGTGGTGGCACCCACCAAAGACGACGTTCGTTACGTCTGCTTCGAGGGTCCTACGGGGCTGTATTCTGTCATACCCCCTAAACTCATCGTGGCGAGTAATCTTGCCCTCCCTTCAATCACCCTATGGAATGGATCTGTAATACGCGGGTTCGCAGGCGACACGCCCGAGCGGTTACGTGGACCGCAGGCGGCAGCGGGTTGGCTCGACGAGATAGCGAGCTGGCTATACCCCCAGGAGGCGTGGGACAACATAATGTTCGGTCTTCGCCTGGGCCCGCATCCACGCCTTCTGGTTACCGGTACGCCGAAGCCCAGCCCGTTCATTCGCGAGCTGGTATCGAGCAAGGAGGTCGTGAACGTAGTCGGAAGCACCTACGAGAACAAGAAGAACCTGCCGAAGCTATTCTTTCAGTCGGTTGCGAAGTACGAAGGCACGAAGGTCGGACGGCAGGAGCTACACGGCGAGGTTCTGGATCCGGAGGAGGAGGGATTCGTCAAGCGGTCCGAGTGGCGAGTTTGGCCTGCGGACAAGCCGCTTCCGAAGTTCCAGTTCATTATTCTCTCTCTGGATACCGCATTTACCGAGAAGACGTTCGACAAGAAGAAGCAGTTGCGAGATCCGACCGCTTGTTCGGTTTGGGGATTGTTCGAGCGGCCGATTCGTTTTCGCAGCGGTAAAAAGAAGATAGAGAGTCATATCATACTCCTTGACGCCTGGGAAGACTGGTTGACTCTACCCCAGCTCATCAAGAGGGTAAAGAAGGCCCGGCGGATACGATATGGGGCTTCTCCTCACGAGCCGAGGATGCGACCGAAGATCTTGCCTATAGGGGAGAGAGCCGGTCCTCAGGGGAAGAAGATAGACCTCATACTCATCGAGGAGAAGGGGAGTGGTATATCTCTCAGACAGGCGTTGGAGGTAGAGGAAATCTTCACAGAGGGCTATAATCCCCGGCGAGCAGACAAACTATCGAGACTACACTACGTCTCACCGCTCTGGGCTCACGGCAGGGTTTGGGCGGTCGAGAGCGAGAAGCGGAAAGGGGAGTTCAAGCAGTGGGCAGAGCCGTTAATCAGTCAGGTGTGTACGTACACGGGGCCGGGCTCCGTCAGGCACGACGATCTGCTGGATACAACTACGCAGGCGGTTCGCAAGTTCATGGACGAGTTCATCGGACCTCTCACGGTTGTTGAAGATGAAGATACACGGCGGGAGCGAGAGGCTAGGGAAGAGATCGATGAGATCAAGAGCCGAGTCAATCCGTACGACGGTTAGGAGTTCGCAATGGCAAATCTGATCGAGCCTATCCAGCGGGCGAACGGGGGCATCATCGCTACGATCGGGGAGGAGCCACCTCCGGACGATATCGAGATGACCGAGGATGGTGGAGCCATCGCGAAGATCGCTAGTGAGGAGTCGGACGAGGCCGCCGACCAGGTGGCAGGCTTCTACGACAACATCGCCGGTCAGTTCCAAGAAACCACCCTAAGCTCCATGGCCACGCGGCTCCTCGAACAGGTCGATCGAGACAAGGAGGCGCGGAAGGATCGAGACAAGGCATACGCCGAGGCGCAGAAACGAACGGGCCTGGGCAAGGAGGCTCCCGGCGGCGCACAGTTCCAGGGTGCGAGCCGAGTCGTCCATCCGATGCTTCTGGAAGCCTGTCTCGACTTCGCCAGTCGGGCGATCCGCGAGCTGATGCCTCCAAACGGACCGGTGAAGATGTTCGTCCCTGGCGAGAACGTCGAGCCCGAGCGGCTACGGAAGGCCGAACGCAAGAAAAATTACATGAACTGGCAATGTATCTTCCAGATGCCAGAGTTCAGATCGGAACTGGAACAACTCCTCTCGCAGCTGCCTCTAGGCGGCGCGATGTATCTCCGACTCATTCCAGACTACTCCAAGCGTCGTCGCCGTCCGGTTCCCACCTTCGTCCCGCTCGATTACGTCAGCATTCCGGCCGCAGCCTCGAACTACTACACGGCCGAGCGCCAATGCTATTGGGAGCCCGTCACCACCGACGAGTTCGAGACCCGCATTCGCGAGGGCATGTATCGAAACATCGATTCGGTCCCGACCAGTACTCCACCTGAAGAAACAGAGTCGGAGAAGGCAGCGCAGAAGGTCGAGGGCAAGAAGATCGATCCTCTGAACTCCGACGGCCAGCGGAATGTTTGCGAGATTTCGGTTTATGAAAACCTGGAGCCACAGTACGGCATCGCACCTTACCTGATCTCGATCGATCATCCGAGCAGCAAGGTCGTTTCGATTACACGCAACTGGGAGGAGGAAGATCCAAACTACGACCGCATGCAGTGGATGGTCGAGTGGATCTTCTTCCAATGGCGTGGAGCGCAGGGTATCGGCCTTGGACAGGCGATCGGCTCGCTTGCGGGCGCCGCGACCGGCGCACTGCGCGCACTGCTCGATTCGGCGCATATTCAGAACATTCCGACACTCGCACGTCTGAAGGGCGCGAACTTCAGCGGTCAGAACGAGACGGTCAACGCCACGCAGGTTATCGAGATCAAGGGCGGAGTCGCAGGGGACGCGGACATCCGCAAGCTCCTGATGCCGATCCCGTTCGCAGGGCCGTCCGCGACGCTGATGGAACTTCTTGGGTTCCTTACAGACGCTGGCAGACAGGCGATCCACGTCGCTCTCGACAAGCTATCGGAAGACAACAAGAACCTCCCGGTCGGCACGACTCTCGCGCTGATCGAAGAGGGCATGAAGGTCATGTCCGCAATTCACTTGCGGCTCTTCCACTCGATGTCGTATTTCATTCGTATCCTCCATCGCATCAACAAGATGTATCTGACCGAGGACGAGTTGAAGAATGACGTGGGAGAGGTCCTGGCACAGCGATCGGACTTCGAGGGTCCGCTTGATTGCATCCCGACTGCCGATCCGGAGATCTTCAGCGACGTTCAGCGCATCGCACAGGCACAGATCATAGCGGACCGCGCGGCCGCGCTCCCAGGCGTGTACGACGTCAGAGAGACCGAGAAGTTCCTGCTGGAGAGAGCCAAGATACCAAATCCAGACCGGTTCTTGGTACCGAAGCCTACCCCGGAGGAGATGAACCAGGTCAACGAGAACGTCGCCATGGCGCTTGGTCGGCCGGTGACCGCGTTCCCGTTACAGGACCATCTGGCACATATCACCGTCCTGGTTCAGGCGATCATGTCGCCTCTCTTCGGGCAGCTTCCGATTGTTGCTCCAGTCTTCCTCCCGCCCGCTCTGGACCACCTGAAAGAACATCTCGTCCTCTGGTACGCAAACGAATTCTACGAGCTGACCCGAGCGACGCTCGAAGTGGATGAGGACGGTATGACCCTGATAATGAAGGAGCGCGATCCGGAGACTCGCAAAGATCTGGACCGGGTTCTGGCGGCGGCGAGCAATGGAATCCTCCAGAGAGAGGCTGCGGTCTTTGGAGTTCTCCCGCAGGTCATACAACAGGCGCAGACACTTATCCAGCAGTACACGCCTCAGACCCTCCCGAGCGATCCGGACAAGCGTGCCGAGGTCGAACGCAAGGCGAAGGCAGACCAGATGAAAGACCAGCGCGAGAAAGAGAAACTGGGTCTTACCAAAGAGAACAAGATATTGGACTTCCAGTCGAAGGCCGCCGATCGACAGGCGAAGAGTCAACTGGAGTTCACAAAGCTTTCGGCAAGCGAGCGGGAGGTGGCTATCCAAGAGGCCCAAGAGAATGCGAGGCAGGCTCAGGAGCTGGTTGCTCGACTCCAGGAGATCGCTACGCAGGAACGGGCCGAAGATCAGCGTGCTGCCGCCGAGCTGAGCTCGGAGGAACGTCGGAACACTCAGGACAACCTGACCGCGCTTCGAGTCGCAGCGGCCGAAATCCAGTCAGCGGAGAAAGTAAAGGTCTCCACCGGTACGGGAGCAAACAAAAATCCCTCGGGCGGACGCCCTAAAGGCTAGGGACCAGTTGGGTTAACCCAGACCTGGTAACCTCGAACACTACGCAGACTGGACTTTTTTACGTCACGAGCCCCTCAATATGGACGAAGGAGAAAGCCAATGGGCGCAGTCAGACAGCACTTCGGTTTGGCAACGACAGGCAAGCCGACACAGAAGGTTTCAGGCTCCGGAAAGGTGCGCGGTGCCGCTAAGGCGCCTCCCGTTAAGGGGAAGAAGTAGTACCCCATAGGGGACCGGTTTACATCGGCACCCGGTAGGAGTAGAGTCGTGCTCAATAAGTTCCTTTCCAAGTTGCAGGACGAAGCCAAGAACTATGCAGTAGAGGCACTCACCGAAGCGGTCGTCGACAAAACGTCCTTCGAGTATGGTGTCCACCACGGCGTGATGAAAGGCTTCGGTCTCGTCGAGCAATGGTTAACTGAGATGCTTGAGGCAGAGGACGATGACGAAAACAAGTAAGGCGGTTACACCATCGGACTTCCAGCGGAAGAACGAGGGGCCATCTGAGGTCTCCAAGATCGGCGGTTGGGATTATGGCTCCCTGGAGGATGCCTTTCCCAACGTCAAGCCCGGTTTGAAGCCCTTCGGAGACAAGGTCCTAGTTCAGATCCGCACGCCGATGACCCGCACGAAAACGGGATTCATTCTTCCACAGGAGTCCCGCGAAGTTGAGAAGTGGAATACTCAAGTTGCGAAAGTCATCGCCGTCGGTCCCGTGGCGTTCAAGAACCGAGACACCCTGCAACCCTGGCCCGAGAAAGCTTGGGTACACGAAGGCATGTTCATTCGTTGCCCCATGTACGGCGGCGATCGATGGCATGTTCGCGTACCAGGCTCACCAGACCCCGCTTTGTTCGCTCTCTTCAGAGACGTGGACCTGAGCGGGGAAATCGAAGGCGACCCACTAGAGATGGTTGCCTACTTTGAGTAACCCGAGGTAAACTGGAATGGCTAAAGAAGACAAAGAAGAGAAAGAGGAAGGACTGGTCATCGTAACGGATGACCCGAAGAACCTGGATGTCCCCGCGATCAGCGAGAAGGACGAGGATCTTCCGGACCCAAAGGAAGCCAAGGACAAGGGAGATAAGAAAGAGGACCAGGAAGACAAGGACGAGGATGAGCCGGAAGCCGAGGACGAGCGCCTTGGTGCTTCCGAGGAGACCGAGGCAGAGGCTGAGCAGAAGAAACAGGAAAGAGCCTCGCACAAGACCCGTAATCAGAAGCGCAAAGCAGCTGAAGCGCGTCTCAGGACCGAGGTTCGGTTCCTGGAGACTCGCAACGACAAGCTCGAACGGCAGATCCAGGAGATCGTCAGTCGGCAGGACTCGACCGACAAGTCCGCCCTGGACACCAAGATTTCGCAGCACAAGGCTCTCATTCGGAAGGCCGAGAGCGTCATGGCCGAGGCCGTCACCAATTCGAAGGGTGACGAGCTGGCGGAGGCGCAGAGGATTCGCGATCAGCTTCGCGACCAGCTCAAGGACTTCGAGGCTGCCAAGGAGGATTCCGAGAGAGCACCTGAGCAGGAGAAGCCGCCGCCCCCGAACCCGAAGGTTGTTGCCAACGCTCGTGCCTGGGCGAAGCGGAACGACTGGTACGACTTCAACCTGAAGGATCGTGACTCAAAGATCGCGCGCGTGATCGATCTGGAGATGATCGATGAGGGGTTCGACCCGGCTACCAAGGAGTACTGGGACGAGTTGGATAGTCGGATTGCCGAGGTCCTGCCCAAGCGCGTAAAGGGCAAGAAGGCCAAGAACGGTCGAGACACCGAGGACGAGGACATCGATGACGACGAGGATGAGGATGAGCGTCCCAAGTCGAAGAAGCGGAAAGAGCGCGAGGGTGTCCGCGCTGGTAATGGGGGTCCGAAGTTCAGGACAGGCGGTCCTGGTCGTGACCTCCGAGCGAACGAAGTGTACCTCAGCCGTGAGCGCATCGAGGCTCTGAAAGAGGCTGGGGCGTGGGATGATCTGGAGCTACGCGAGAAGTACCTGAAGCGATATCGGGACTATGATCGCGAGCACGGCATCTCCTAACAACAACGATTTTTAGCAGGAGCCTCTAATGGCACGCAGACTGAACGACGCGAGACTAGGAAGCAAAGTACGGCGTGATCGTAGCCTGGATGGATCAAGGGCAGCGGATAGTCGTGTACTCGACGACCAGGAAAGACTGGACGAGTTTCGCCAATCATTGTTTCAATCGATTCTTCCGAATCTTCCCAAGATCAAGGGGTATCACGTCATATGGCTGACCACTACCAACCCTGCCGACTCGATCCCCGCGCGTATGCGCCTGGGATATGAGCCAGTCAAGAAGTCGGATATTCCCGGCTTTCAGATTGACTCGGTCAAGTCGGGGTCGTACGGTGAGCTCATCACCGTAAACGAGATGGTTGCCTTCAAGTTGCCCCTTCGCCTCTACCAGATGTACATGAAAGAGGCACATCACGATCAACCGTTGCTCGAAGAGGAGAAGCTCAACGATGCCGTCGAGGTTATGCGCGAGCAGATGGCTCGCCAGGCCAAGCGTGGCAAGAAGAGCATCCGAATCGAGATCGAGGAAGGCTCAGAAGACATCGTCGCGGACCGTCCAGCACCTCGGTTTGCTAGGCAGACCGGGGAACGCTAGGCGGAAAGACCTAGTTTCACCAAGGAGTCAGGCGAATGTCTCAACTAGCCGCGCCCTTCGGTATCCGGCCAGTGTTTTCCCCGACGGGCACAGTCCGTCCGGGCCCACTGGCGGCTATCGCATCGGCGTACAACACAGCCGTATTTCAGAACGGTCCCGTCTCAGTAGACGTGAACGGTTTCCTGACGTCGGCTGCAGCGGGCACTCGTGCCCTCGGCGTCTTCCAAGGCGTCGAGTACACGGATGTCCTTGGCCATCACAACATGGCCAATCAATGGGTGGCGAATACCGTCCTTCCCACGACCTCGAACATGAGGGCGTACTGGACGATCGACCAGCCGGGGTTGGTCTACGAGATCCAGGCGGACGCGACGCTGACACGTGCGGCCCTCGGACAGCAGTACGATTGGACTGCCCTTGCGGGTAGTACCATTACCGGACTGTCGTCCGTGGCGCTGGGCGTATCCACAGCGGCGGCGAACGCGGGTCTTCGCGTGATCGGTCTCAATCCAGGGCCGGACAACGACTGGGGCGATCCCTTCCCGATCGTCCTCGTGCAGTTCTCCGAACATCAATACACCGCCGACATCGTGTCGGTCTAACCAACCTGAAGGAGGAGCACTACAATGGCCAATCCAATGCGTAGTACCGACTTCCGGTCGGTGGTCGAGCCCATTCTCAACGAAGTGTTCGACGGTATCTACGATCAGCGCAAGGACGAGTGGAAGGACGTTGCCAAGCAGAGAGACGGCATCAAGCGCGCCTACCACGAGGAGCCGGTCCTGTACGGCTTCAACGCCGCGCCCGAAGTTCCGGACGGTGACCCCGTCACTTACGGACAGGGCGGCGAGCTGTTCAGACAGCGGTACATCTACCGTGTCTTCGGCTTGGCGTTCGCTCTGACGCGGATCTTGGTCGAAGACGGAGATCACATCTCCATCGGCAAGATCTACTCGGAGCACCTCGCGCAGTCCATGATCGAGACGAAGGAGACGCTGGTCGCGCAGATTTTCAACCGCGCGTTCAACGCAGCGTTCCCCGGCGGCGACGGTCAACCGATGAATAGCCTCAGCCACCCTCTGGTGAGTGGCGTCTATTCAAACCTGTTGACGACGGCGGCGGCGCTCAGCCAGACCTCGGCCGAGCAGATGTTGATCCAGATCCGAAGCGCCGTCGATGCCAACGGCAAGAAGGTCCGGCTCAACCCCGTGAAGTTCATCGTTTCCCCGAGCAACATGTTCCAGGCGGAAGTCATCATCAAGAGCGTGTTGCGAACGGGTGCGGCGAACAACGACATCAACCCGATCAACACTACCGGAATGCTGTCGCAGGGAGTCGCGGTTCTCAGCCGCGTTACCTCGACCACAGCCTGGTGGATCCAGAACGGGAATGTCCGCCGCGGTGTTCAGCTCATGATGCGCCGTGGACTCCAGAAGGCGATGGAGGGTGACTTCGAGACCGACTCGATGCGCTACAAGAGCACGGAACGGTACATTCCGGGCTGGACCGATCCCCGCGACAACTGGGGGACACCGGGTCTCTAGTACACAGCAACTCAAAGTCCTAGACTCCAGGGGCTGGGGGGAAGAGAACCTCCAGCTCCTGGTTCGGAAGAGAACGAACTGTAGGAGTATTCAATGCTTATCGACAATCTCGTCACGCGGTATCCTGGCGGCGTCGGCAACGTCCCAGTCTCGGATATCTTCGCATCTCTGATGGAGCCGGACATGTCCGACTTCATTCGAGACTTCACCGAGTTCGACCACTACCTCGTCACCGACTGGGCCACAGGTGGCGTCGGCGCCGGGACCACTGCCGTTCAGGCGGGTCTCGGCGGTCTGCTGCGTCTAACGAACGCGGCGGCGGACAACGACAATCGATACATTCAGCGAAACAATCCAAACTTCCAGATCGTCGCCGGCAAGAAGCTGTTCTTCCAAGCTCGCATCGCGCAGATTTCTGATGCCACTCAGTCGGACTTCTCGATCGGTCTGCAGATCGCAGTCGCGGCGAACGACTTCCTGACTCCGGCGAATGGCATCTTCTTCCGCAAGGACGACGGCGCCGCGACCATCGCCTTCGTCAGCCGCGCGGCGACAGTCGAGACTACTTCGGGCGCGCTCGGCGTTACGATCGCGGCGGCCACCTCGTACCGGTTCCAGTTCTACTACGACGGCGGAGTGGATCTCTGGGCGGGAATCAACGGCACGGTCCTGGCGAGAATCACTCCTGTGGCGCTTCCCTCAGTTCTGATGGGTCCGACGATCGGCGTTCAGAATGGAGAGGCGGTCGCGAAGAACATGGACATCGATCAGATTCTTGTTCTTCAGGAGCGTTAGACGTGAGGCCCGTTTACCTTACGACCAATGGGGTCAGTGTTAGTGCGGTCTGCCCCATTGACCAGTATCAGTCGCCGGTAAACATCGGACTGGGTGTTATCATCACGCCTGCTGCTACCGTTACGGTGGAGCACACGTTCGACGATCCATTCTCTCCGACGTTCAACCCGGCGACGGCTACCTGGTTTCCGCACCCCACCCTGGCGGCGATCGCGGCGAATCAGGACGGAAACTACGCCTATCCGCCACGAGCCATCCGCCTGAATCAGACGGCGGGGGCTGGAAGCGCGCGCTTGGCGATCATTCAAGCTGGCGCGACCGGCTGAGGAGAAACGCATGAGCAGTGGACTGACCGCAGGCGAGCGATCGGCATTGGATGCGATCGTCGCCTTGATCAACAACCCCGAGGCCGTGCGCCAGCGCATCGAGGCTCTCACGAAGGCGTACGAGGAGGCCGATGCTATGGTCAAGCTCGCTGCTCCGGCGAGTGAGATTGTCGCGCTGCGTGAGAAGATTCAGAAGGAGCACGATGCGCTTGCGAATCTGCGAAAGGAGGCCGAGGGAGTGGCGGCGGCTCTCAGAGCCAAGGCCGATACTGACGCCCGAGCCATCGTTGCGGAGGCCGGAAAGGACGCCGATCGCATTCGAGCGGAAGCCGAGAAGCGGATGACACAAGCGTCTGTGGTCCTCGACTCAGCTACCTCGAAAGATCGAGCGGCCGAGGAGAAGCTAGCCCACGCCGACGAGATGGAGACGGCCGTCACAGCACAGCAAGCTTCACTGGCCGCACAAGGGGCAGAGCTTACTAAACGTGCTGAGGAGCTAGCGACCGAGCGCACGCGCCTCCAGGCGGTTCGAGCTCAACTCCAGGCGGCGGTGGGGTAGCCCATGCAATCTGGAATGGGAACAGGCGGCATCGTTGCGGTGCCGATCCCGCCCCTCGGAGACCCGGGGGACGTTCTCACCAAGCTGACTGCTCGGAACTACGACACCTTCTGGTCTCCAGGTGGAGGAGGTCCCGGCCCACCTGGACCCCAAGGAGATCAGGGCCTTCCCGGTATCGCACTGTTTATGCTGGGAGACGGGGACATCTTCGGGGAGGACGGTGCTCCGGGGATGAGAGGAGAGCCCGGTCCAATCGGCCCTCCAGGGCCAGCGGGAGCCGACAGCACCTCCGGTCAGTTTATGATGTCCGACAGCGCCTTCGGACTTGGAGGCTCGGACAGCGACGCCATCAGCTTCCCAGGCCCTCCGGGACCGCAGGGACCTCCCGGCCCATCTGGGCCAGACGGCTCTGGTCAGTTCTTTCTCTCAGATGGGGGCTTCGGTAGCTCAGAGGGAGATGCTATTAGCTTTCCCGGCCCTCCAGGCAATCCCGGCGCGGCTGGAGCCCAGGGAGCAGCAGGACCAGCCGGACCTGCACTCTTCTTTTTGTCGGACATGGACTCTCTCAGTCAAGAGGGTGAGCGTGGACCTCCCGGTGCCACGGGTCCGGCGGGTAGTGGAGGGGGAGGCGGATCTATTACGCAGGCAACGGTCGTGCTTCCATTTCCGGCGAGTCGCTTTCAGTCTGTCAGCGTCGTGGATGCTGCGGTGCTTCCCACGGACAGAATCATGGTTGGTCTGGCTGGAGTGCCCGAGACTCAGGCGAACGCGTCGGACAGCATCGACCCGCTCAGCATGCAGGCTGTTCCAGGGACGGGATCGTTCACCTTCCAGCTTCAGACGCTTACGCCGTCCGCTGGCCCCTTGGTAATTAACTACATGAGGGCTGCGTAATGGCACAACTATACGACGCACGCGCCAACGAGATCCTCGTCGGGTTCGCCGACCAGGTCAACGGTGGAGTTGTTACCGACGGTCGTACCGCGACCAACACGCTCAACGCCGTCAACGCTGAAGTCATTATGGACCTCAACGGCGCGGTGAACGCGGCGTTCGACGTTCGGAGTGCTGCGGGCGTTCTGACGTTCGTCGTCGAGGCCACGCTAGACGGAACCAACTACTTCGCGCTTCCGATGTTCGTGTTCGCTCAGTCGCTCGCCGGAGTGCTGGTCGCCGAGCAGTACGTCGCCTCCGTGACGGTAGCGACTACGCTCGCCGGTCAGTATCTCGTGAGTGTCGCGGGGTTCCGGCGAGTCAGGCTGCGAGTCTCGGCCTTCACGTCTGGAGGCATCACGGTCGCAGCGCGCGCCACTCGCGCAGACTATCTGATCTACACTCGACCAGTTCCGTCTATCTTGCACGTCACGTCAACGGCGGCGGCGAACACGGCGGCTACGGCCACGCTTCCGGCGGTCGCGGGACTGTTCCACTACATCACGAACATCCATCTGACGAGGAACGCGACTGCTGTTCTGGCGGGAACAGCGACGCTCGTCGCCACAAGCACGAATCTTCCCGGCAACCCGGCGTGGAGCTATGGAAACGCGATGGTGGCGGGTGGCTCGTCTCTCGATCTGAACTACAGTCCTACAACGCCGTTGAAGAGCTTGTTGGCGAATACGGCGACGACTGTCGTCATGCCAGCGGCGGGATTGGCCGTTCTGAACCGCGTCAACGTGTCTTACTATCTCGGTTCCTAGAAGGACCCCGAATATGCTACGACCCTGGTGCTACTGGACTCTCGGGCTCATCGGTGACGGTGAGACTCTCGAACAGACCTTCAATCTCCAGACCGATCCTTTCGGTTTGGTTCCGGCTGCAAACGTCGGCGAGGGGACGTTGATAGTTCCTGGCCTGTCCACTCTCGTGCCGACGAGCATTGAGATCATTACGCAGCCCGATCCGCCGATCGTGGCTACTCTGGGACAGAATGGAGACATCACGTTCACATTCGTTTCAGCAATTCCGCTCGGCGAGCCGATGACGATGATGGGCCGAATGACATTCTAGGAGATATGCATGGCTGCTAACAAGGTCTTTCGATTCGGTCCTGTCGCCGTTCCCGCGGCGGTGGGCAACTTGCTCAATCCTCCGACGGCGGCTGGAGGCGTCAACGCGGGCGCATCGGGGAACTACATCGTTCTCCGGCACATTCGCATCATCAATCGCGACGTGGCCGCACGTACGTTCTCGGGCTTCATCGGTGCGACCGGCGGTTCTGCCGCGAACACAGAATTCATCGGATCGGCTCTGAGCATCCCGGCGAACTCGTACATCGATTGGTACGGGGCGGTCAGGCTCGACGTTGCGGACTTTTTCACAGGTGTCGCCAGCGTCGTCTCAACCCTGAGCATCCAGGGTGAAGGCGAAATCGGCGTCGCGGGTTGATGGGATCTATGAATAAGTACATCATTTCTACCGCGCTGGCTCTGGCCGTCTCGGCTGCGATTGCGTGGGCTCAGATTGGGGGCGGAGGTCTGCAGGGTCCGACAAGCAGCTCCGGGGCTCCGGCGGGAAGCAACTTCTCGATTCAGTACAAGAACGGGATTGTGTTGGGGGGCACCGGTCCGGGAACGGCGACGCAGGTTCTCACCTCCAACGGGGCCGGGTCAGCGCCGACATTCCAGGCAACGGCCGGTGGCGTCACGGCGTCTGGGAACTACACTCCTACCCTGACGGCGGTCGCGAACGTAGACGGCGCCGGAACCTCCACGACGATGGGTCCGTGTCAGTACATGCGGGTCGGCTCGGTGGTTAACGTCTCGTGCACCGCGACCGTAGATATCACGACCACGTCGACATTCACGCAGCTAGGCGCGACGCTTCCGGTTGCCTCGGCCCTAGCGAACGCCTATGAGGTCTCCGGCGACTGCGTCAGTCTTCTCTCGACACAGACCCAGGGCGCCCAGATCGTGGCTGACGCCGCCAACGACAGAGCGATGATGCAGTTCACGGCGCAGGGCGGCACGGCTGGCGCAAGTTGGCAATGCATTTTCACCTACACGATTATCTGACCGGAGACATGATATGAAGAAGTACCTCGTTCCCCTCTCATTTGCGCTGGCGCTGTCGGCTGCATTTGCGTGGGCCCAGATTGGAGGTGGCGGACTTCAGGGACCGACGAGCGGCAGTGGAGCGCCTGGAGGGTCCAACTTTTCCATCCAGTATAAGGCGAGTGCGAACGCTCTCGGCGGCACTGGTCCCGGCTCTGCGACTCAGGTACTGACGTCGAATGGCGCTGGATCTGCTCCGACGTTCCAAGCACCGGCCGCCGGAGGAGTCACGCAGACCACCGGGACGTTCGAGGTCACGTGGAATACGAGCGACTGTACGTCGCCTAGCCCTGCGACCCAGACGTTCAATTACACGTTGACGGGAAACCTAGTCGTCGTTCGCGTCGTCGACAATTTCAGCTGCACGAGTGGTACGACGAGCTTTGCATCTACAGCCGCACAGCTTCCAGTGGCGATTCGACCGGCTCGAAACGAGTTCGTTCGGAACGTGTCGGTGACGGATAACGGATCGCTCGGAACTGGATGTATGCGGTTCGACGCAGCTGGAATCATTACGATGACCTTTGCGAACACGCTCGCGACCGCCGCATCTTGCAGCACTGGCACCGCGAGCTGGACCGCATCGGGGGCCAAGGGAATCACGGGCGGAAGCGGACAGGGTCCGGCGCTCGTTTACACACTCGACGCAGACTGAGGAGAAGTACATGTCCGGTCCCAAGTACGTCAAGGACTTCGAGTTCCCGTCAGGCTTCGGCTTTACGGGCTCGGCGCACGACAGTCCGCGTATCTCGGTTCGCCCGCACGAGCGACAGCGGCCAGGATATGCGGAGGGGGGCAAGGTCGAGAAGCCCAAGGACCCCGACCCGAAGATCAAGGCGCAACCCCCGCCCCCGCCCAAGGACGACAACAAGATGTCCCTGGCAGAGATCATGAAGGGCGATCGCCGTCGTCAGCAGGAGAAGGAACTGGGCCTGAAGAAGGGCGGAAAAGTCAAGCGCTATGCCAAAGGCGGGGATGTCGCCCAGGACAAAAAGGCGATCGACTCTGCGCTGAAGAAACACGTGAATACTCCGGCCCCGAAGGGACACAAGGGTCTGAGGGGCTGCTGATTTTCGAGTAGGTGGCACTTTACAACTTCTGGTCGGCTGTTCTAAGTAGACCGATGTTTCAGGAGAAAACATGGCTACGTCTGGAACAGTCGGACTTACTCGGTTCTCAACCCGAAAGGTCATAGACAACGCCTACGGCGTCTGCAAGATCGTCCGGCAGGAGATAACGCCGGAACGGATCGAGGTCGCCAATGACTGGCTGTTCCTTCGTCTCTCAGCCATGGCGAACAGAGGTATTCCCCTCTGGTTGATCCAGAAGACAATCCTGCCCCTCTACGTAGCCCGGCAATCGGTTCCACTCCCCGTCGGCGTAACGGACATCATGGAGATCAATCTCCGCCGCATCAACCGGCTCTCCGGAACAGGGTCGTCGTCGGCCGGTACAGCGGACAATGCGTTCGACGGGGATTTTGCCACCGAGTGCATTACCCTGGCTAATGGGTGGATTCAGCTTCAGCTAACCGACGGTGCGACCCGAGTTCCGATGTTCGGGATACTTCCAGGCGCTTCGGGGACCTGGAGCTATACGATGCAGGGATCGAATGACGGGGTCGCTTTCACGACCTTCTACACGGCCACGGCCCAGGTCGTCGTAGACGGCGAGTGGTTCTGGTTCGATGTCGAGGGAATGGAGGAGTGGTCCTACTACCGCCTACAGGCCACAGGCGGTACGATCCTCAACGTCGAGGAGCTGGTGCTCGCGAATACTCCAAGCGAGACCAACATGGCCGAGTTGAATCTCGACAACTACGCAAGTCTACCCGACAAGACCTCGCTCGGGCAGCCGACTTCGTATTGGCTCAATAAGCAGCGGACACAGCAGATCGTGACCATGTGGCCCGGGCCGGGGGAGATCTCGCGGTTCTGGAACCTCGTGGCGTATCTCCAGTACCAGGTGCAGGACGTAGGGACGATGGCGCAGGAGATTCAGTTCCGACAGAGCGCATACCGGGCACTCGTCCTGAACCTCGGGTTCGATCTCTCGCTGGTCGACAAGGAGGCTAAGCCCGACCCCAACCTGCCAATCGAGGCGGCCTCGGCTTGGAGTGACATGTGGGATGGGGAGTCTGACACTAGCTCGACCATGCTCACCCCGAACATCGGAGTCTATACGCGATGAGTCAGTGGCTAGATCCGACCGGACGCTCGACCTACGGGCTGGGGACCTGCGACCGGTGCCACGAGAAGTTCTCGATCGAGGACCTGTATCCCGATCCGAATTCACCGGGGCTTCGCGTCTGTCTGGCGGACTTGGACGTTCTTGATCCTTACCGCTTGCCCGCTCGACAGACGGAGGACATCTCGCTCCCGTTCACGCGGCCGGACTCTCCGCTGACGAACGACATCGACAATTACTTCGCGTTGTGCACCGAGGCCGATGAACGAATCCTGATCTTCACCGAGAGCGATCATCCAATCGAAGTCGAGTTCGCAACCCTAGAAGACTTCTTGATGCTCACAGACGGAGACGAGAGTATGTTGACCGACGACGCTGAGGACATGATCGTAGAGGAGGCCGCATGACCGACGGGCAGAAATACTCGGACATGCCACTGGCCGGAGTTCTTGCGGGCTCTGAACTGGTCTGCGTTTCTCAAGGCGGCACCTCTCGACAGACGACACCGAACGCATTCGTTACCCTGGCCTCTGGCATAATCGTCCCGGTGGCGGTCGCAGCGGCTGTCGCAGCGGCGGGAGGCGATGTCATTACAGACCCGGGGCTACAGTTCGACTCGGCGACCCAGGGTGTTGTTCCGGCGTCCGGGGGAGGCACGACCAACTTCCTGCGAGCGGACGGAACCTGGGCACCGGCCGTGGGAGCGGCACCGCAGGTTGCGGTTCTCGCTAAGAGCAATCAGACTCTGGTTTCGGTCGGGGACGCAATCAACATACCCACGGCGGCTACTACCGCGGCTGTAGGAGATCAGTTCATTATCGAAGGGTCCGCACGCTTCACGGGCGTATCCGGGGGACAGGCACTGGCCGTACAGCTCAGAGATGTCGCCGACACGACGCTTCTGCAGACTCTGTTCGACATACTTGGAGCTGGAGGCACGAACCAGATCTACTTCCGGCATCTCATTACGATCACGGCGATCGGTCCGCTGGTGGGTACTACAGGGGGTATGGCGGTGGCTACTGGCGGGACACCCTCGCTTGACACTAGGGCGGTTGCGGCGAACTTCACGGGACTTACGGCGGCGGCGTTCCAGTATCGAGTGGAGCTGGCCGGCGTGGTCGGTAACTGCGCCCTGAACAACCTGGTAATGTATCGCGTCACCGGACCCTGAGGAGAGATCATGGCGACTGTTACTGGAATTAAGATCTCTCGGCTGCCGGCGGCTGATGCGCCGCTGTCCGGAACCGAGCAGGTACCGATCGTACAGACCGGTACTACGAAACGGACTACTGTCGACGCCATTAGAGAGGCAGCGCTGGCGGGACCGATAGTGTGGGCTGGAGCCGCCTTCGTCGCCCTGGGAGCTGGTCCGATCAACAACGAGGCCACGGACATAGCTGCAGTCTCTCGGCTGGCTGTTACTCTCACAGGGGACACGGACCTGGGAGGGAAGACGGGAGGTGCAGACGGAAAGGTCATCTCGATCCAGAATCGAGACTTGGTCGACACACTAACGATTCTCAATGAGGCGGCGGGCTCGACAGCGGCGAATCGCTTTGCAATCAACGGAGACCTCATCGTACCTCCTCGGTGCGGAGCACTCTTCATCTATGACGGCGTCATTCAACGGTGGGTAAAGCAATGAAGATTAACTGGAACAAGGTTCTTCTTGTCACGCTCGGCTTCGCTATCGGGGGTATCCTCGAAGCGCAGACGCCGACGATATTCAGTTCGATCCGGGTCAATGGACAATCGGATCTGCGCGGCGACATCGTCAACGGGACGGGCAGCGTCACCGTCAATGACGCCCTCGTGGTCATGGGGGGTTGTACCGGATGCGGAGCTGGAAGTTCGGTTCCCGGGACTGTTCAGGGAGATACGCTATTTGCTTCGGGGGTGAACACCCTATCCGCTCTGGCAAAGAATACATCCGCTACGCGGTACATCTCGAATACGGGGGCTTCGAACAATCCGGCGTGGGCGCAGGTTAATTTGGCGAACGGCGTCACGGGCAACCTTCCCATTACCAATCTCAATAGCGGAACTTTGGCGAGTGGTTCTACGTTTTGGAGGGGTGATGGTACCTGGGCGGCAGCATCTACGCCCGCAGCCGGAGCCGACACCCAAGTCCAGTACAACGCGATGGGAGCATTCGCCGGAGACGCCGGACTCACGTACATAGCCGCGAGTGATGATCTAACCTCCGCTGGTCACATCTTCACCGGCGACGGGGCCATTAGTACCGCGTCCTACGCATTCGTCGGTGATCCAGATACCGGGCTCCGTCATCCCGCCGCGAACGGCGTGAATATTCTCGCTGGCGGCACGAACGTGGTGGCCTTCACGTCCGGCGGAATCACCTTCGGTACGACGGCGGGAGTCTCGATTCAAGGACCGGTGACTATCGACAATACGCTATCAGTTAACACGAACGGAGGCGCGGTCGAGTTCGACGTAGCTACGGGGACCACGACCACCGCGAATCAGGCTACGTTCTCTGCGGTGGGCTCGCTATCGGTTCCGGCTGTCCTGCTGAACTCGACGCTCCCCGTTGCACAGTTTAGGGATAGCAACGCCGGTACGGATCTCAAGATCTGGGACATTCGCAATGACGCTGGCGTGTTCGCGATCTGCACCTCCGACGATGCGCGCACGGCGATCGGCGAATGTCTCACGCTGAATCGATCGGCGAATACCATCACGTCTGGAGTTCTTCAGGGTACGTTCCAGGCGACTGAGTCTTCTAACAACGTCGTCACCGGACTCGAAGCGCTGAATAGCAATGCCGGTACTTCGGCGGGCGCGGTCGTTCGAGCGACCGACGGAACTCGCCACATCTCGATCGAGCAGACCGGCAATCTCAGCTCGGCTCTTCTGACGAACGGACCGACAGGATTCCAGGTAGCCGTGTTCACCGGGAGCGGTCAGCCGATGCTGCTCGGCACGTCGAACACGAAGCGCGTTCAGATCGCCGGAGACGGCTCACTCACCGAGATCGACACAACTGCGGTAGACTCGAACGGCGTCGATATGAGTCCAAAGACAGGCTCATTCGTAGTTACGTTCCAGAACGCCTGTACCACGGACTACACGGCGACATTCGACTATTACTCGATCGGTGACGTCGTCACACTGGAACTCGTGGCTCGTAGCGCCGCAACCTGCACCAGCGACGCGACGACCTTCGCATCAACGACGGCGGATGTTCCGGCCGCGATACGTCCTGGAAATACGAGCGTGGTTGCCTCGTATCCCGTCGCAGTTCAGGACAATAGCGTGGACGAGGTAGGCGCCTGTATCTCGATCAACTCCAGCGGGAACCTCTCATTCTTACGCGGCGGGACTAATCTCTGCACCGGCACGACTTGGACGTCAGCCAACCAGAAGGGCGTGTCCTTACTCGGAACTTTCACGTACATGAAGGGCAACCCCTAGGAGCACTTGATGGGAATAAACATGACGAAGGACCAGGGCATTACGGTATCCGTAAGTACCCTGGCTTCTATCGCGGCTACGCTAGGATCCATCTGGCTATTTGCGGCTCCGATCGCAGAGACCGCACTGGCTGGAGAGATCGAGAAGCAGCTAGAGCAGAAGATCAAGCCGATCCAGGATGCGAACATCATCACCATTACGGCCACGGTTCGGAATCTGCAGAACGCGATCATCGCTTTGGAGTTCAAGCGCGACATGTGTGGTGCGTCTCCGGACTGCTGGACCGTTCGAGACGCGGGAGATCTTCAGGCGGCTCGGAACGATCTGTCGGCGGCACAGGCAGCCCTTACGGCGCTGAAGCAATAGATGTTGTCTACCGCCGCCATGGAGCGTCTAGAAACCGTAGACTCGTATCTGCGGGAAGTTGTTTATGAGGCAGAGAAAATCGTTCCCCTTACGGTCTTGGAGGGTCACCGAGGTCAAGAGGCACAGGAGGCCGCTTTCGAGCGTGGAGCGACCAAGCTTCATTGGCCACATGGAAAGCACAACGCCATCCCTTCTCTCGCAGTTGACCTCGCGCCTACTTACTTCCAAGAAGGTACGAAAATCGACTGGGACGACCTCATCGCCTTCGGGCGTATCATGGGAGTGGTACAGGCCGTCGCTTACCGCCACGGGGTCAAACTTAGATTCGGAATGGACTGGGACGGGGACTTCAGGTCAGTAGGGCGAGACCCGGACGAGTCCTTTCTTGATGCGCCACACGTTGAAAAGGTCGTTTAGGAGGATTTATGAAAGCTTACTGGAAAGACGTTTTGAGTGATCGTATTGGGGTAATGTTCTTCTTGGCTATGGTTCTACTCGCCGGGGGCGTACTCGCGCAGGATCAGACTGGGGAAATCAAGAGCGCTCTCGCGAATCCATACGTTCTGTACGCTCTAATGATCGCGGGGTCCGTCGTGTCTCTGATCAAGCAGTGGGGAGCGGCGAAGATGGACGGCGCGACGGCGACCATCGGCGGCCTTCTGGGCCACTGGCAGGAGACGCTTACGACTCTGTTCGGAAACTCAATCGCGTTCTTCCTGCTGATAGACACCGGTACGCTGAACTTCATCAGCGCCGTCAGCATCGGGTATGCGATCAACTCACTCGCAGACTTGAACCCGGTCGGTACTCGTTCCACAGTTCTCGCTGGTAAATAAAAGGAGTAGCCCATGGTCCTACGTAAATTCGCGGATGTCTGGGTAGCGCTGGCGATCGTAACGATCGCGGCGTGCGCTCAGTTCAATCCGATCGCACAGGCCGAGACGGTCCAGCAGAAGGCTCTCGCCGCCTATGGGTCCGTTACGATTGGAGTCGAGCAGATCGCCGCGCTCTTGGCGCCGGACACTCTTCCGGACAACGTTCAGACTCCATTGATCGCAGCGGCTGAGAAGGGCGGGGCGTTCGCGAAAGCCGGACTGAAGGCATACACGGAGGCTGAGGCGGCTACCGCAGCCTTCAAGGTGGACGCAGCCGAGCAGGGAAGATTCAACGCGACAATGGCCAGTCTCGATTCGTGGCTTACGAAGTCGGGTCCGGTGATCGATGATCTCAAGGCCGCACTCAGAGGAGCACAACACTAATGGACCCAATCACCATGGCCCTTCTCGCGATTCAGACTCTGATCTCGAATCCGCGTCTCGGGGGAGGTGGGATGAATCATGCGGATACTTTCCGTATCATCGGACATCTCATCCAACTGGTTCAGGGCGGAGCGAAGACGGCTAAGGCTTTGAAGGAGTTCGCCGAGCGAATCAAGGGGATGGCCGAGGCTGGAGTTCAGCCAACCCCTCAGGACTTCTTCGAGTTCACGACCCGGTTGGATGCGGCTCTCGCTACGGTGGCCGATGCGAAAGCGAAGGTCGCGGCCCGGAAGGGTCAGTCAACGGAACCTGTCGATCCACAGGAGTAGCGGAGAACCGACATGCCGGTGTCCATGACTTATCCGTCTCTCTTCCAGGATATCCAACGATACCTGGAGAGGGGCTTCGTGTCTGATGCTACGGTCTTCGATCAGATCCCAAGTCTGATAAATCTGGCCGAGCGGGACATCGCGACGAAGTTGAAGATCCTGGGTCTTCTACTCCCGGTCACGGATACGATGGTTGCGGGGGCCGGCATTTATGCTAAGCCCGATCGTTGGCGGGCGACGGCCTCTATCAACTTCGGAATTGGGACTCCTCCGGACCAGGAGAGGCGGTTTCTGTTTCCCCGGCCGTATGAGTACTGTCGGAGCTACTGGCCGAATACAGCGGTGCGGGACGTTCCGGAGTTCTACGCGGACTACGACTATCAGCACATCATCATCGTCCCGACTCCGATCGCAGCGTATCCGTATGAGTGGAACTACTGGCAGCAGCCGCCGCTACTCGACGCCGTGAACATGACGAACTGGCTTACGGACTACGCTCCTCAGGCTTTGCTCTACGGCTCGCTCGTACAGGCCGAACCGTTTCTGAAGGACGGACCCTGGACTCAGCAGTGGAAGGATTCCTACGCTGGTGAACTAGCCGCGCTCAGCACGCAGGATCTACAACGAGTTATCGATCGTACGACCATCCGAAGGACGGTGTAACATGCCATTCGCAGAAGTCTTCGGCGGCCAGAACATCTTTCCGGCCCAGCTCACGTTTCTCCCGCTGGTCATGACGGCGGACGTAGAGCTGCAATGGCCGACAGAGGTCTCGCTACCGGGACAGCTGGTATTCGCCGATATCATCCACGTAACCTCCGATCAGGCGAATCGAGTCATTACGTTTCCTGATGCGACGATCGCGGGGAACGGTCAGTCTACTCTCGTCAACAACGTCGGGGCGTTTACGATCATCGTTCATGACAATGCCGGTAACGTCATCGGCTCGGTTCCCTCCGGGCAAGTGTGGGAGTTCTATCTTAACGACAATTCGACTCCGGCGGGAGCCTGGAGCACCTTCCAGTTCGGAACCGGAGCTTCATCGGCGTCAGCGGCCGCGCTCGCAGGGGCGGGACTGAAGGCGATCACGACGACGTTGAACTTCGCTTTTCGGACGGATACGCAGGCGGTCGGTACGCTCGCGATCGTGGACGCGGATCGAGCCCGAGTCAAGCAGTGGACCGGAGGAGCGGGAGCCGCGACACTGCCCGATCCAGCTACGCTCGGCGACGATTGGAACGTGATGATTCGGAACAACGGTACGGGGAGTCTCACGATTACCCCGGCCGCCGGAAACATCAATGGATCCCCGACTCTCGTCCTGGCCCCATTAAGCTCGGCGATCATCTACACCGACGGGACCGACTACTACACCATCGGCCTCTCGACGGTGACGACCGACACGTTCGACTACACCACCATCAGCGTCGCGGGTACGGGCGACTTTACCCTGACTGGTCCGAGTCAGCAGAATCGAATCGCGTACAAGTTCACAGGTCTCCTAACTGGAGCGAGGAACATCATCGTTCCCGACTCTATTCAGGAGTACTGGGTCAACAACGCGACTACCGGACAGTTCGCCCTGACGGTGAAGACCTCCGCCGGTACGGGTATCGTCGTCCCTCCAGGCTGCCAACGGATTCTCTACTGCGACGGCGCGAACGTCGTCTCGGCTCAGGCTGGGAATCTCTTCTGTACCGGTCGGAACAACGGCCAGAACCTCACGACGGCCAGTGCTCTAACCAATCTAATCTTCGACGATACGGATATCATCGACGTAGGAGACTGGCACGATATCGTTACGAACAACGAGCGCTTTGTCGTGCCTCCTGGAGTCACCGCCGTAGAGGTCAGCTTCAACGGGGTGCATCGCGTCGTCACCGCGGGTCAGAACTACTGGATTATTCTTGTTCAGATCCAGAAGAACGCAGTGGCCGTGCAGTTTGCAGAGGTGATGTGGGTTCCACCCGCGATTCCGGGCTCGACCTCGATCGGCATCCCAACTGCGTACGTCCCGTGCGTGGCGGGAGATATCTTTCGATGTCAGTATCTCGTTCTCTCGGACCCTGGTAACTTGACGACCAGCATCATGGACGAACTGTACTTCTCGATAAAGGCCATTCGATGATCATTCCTCTTCGTTCGACTCCGGGCGTCCAGAGGGACGGCACGCGGTTCGACCGCAACTACTACCTGGACGGTCAGTGGTGTCGGTTCCAGCGTGGGCTTCCTCGGAAGATGGGGGGTTATCGGTCTGTCGTCGAGGACATGACCGAAATCGTCTACGGAATCAACTCGTTCACGGTCAACGCTCTCCAGTACATGCACTTGGGATCAGCCTCCTTGCTGATTCAACGGCTGATAAACAACGCTGGGGTACAGACCACTTTCAACGATCGAACCCCGGGGGCCTTTGTCGCGAATGCCGATAACGTCTGGCAGTTCGACGCAATCTTCGACGTGAGTATCGCGGGTGGATCTACCGTGATCGTCGCGCACGGAGCCCCCAACCTGGCTAACATCGCTTCGGATGATGCACAACCGGTTTGGTACGGCGAGCTTACGGCAGCAACGCCGCTTATCGATACGACCTACACCCCCGTCAGTGGAGGGATCATCACGGTCGGAAACTATCTGGTAGCATTTGGCTCGGGCGGATATGTCCAATGGAATTCTACGGCGAACAACCTCGCGGCGGGCCAGGACGAGGACTTCATTACTCCGCAGAAGATCGTCAAGGGTCTGGTAGTTCGGGGTGGCGGAGTTCCAGCCGCTCTTCTCTGGTCGCTCGATTCGCTCCTAATCATGACTTTGAATGCGGGAGGCACCCCGATCTGGGACTTCGATACGATCGGTGAGAGTTCGATTCTGTCCTCGCGCGGCGTGATCGAATACGATGGCATCTACTACTGGCCTGGTGTCGACCGGTTCCTCGCTTATAACGGCGTGCTTCGCGAGATACCGAATCAGTACAACTTCAATTACTTCTTCGACGGACTCAACTTCGCGCAGCGTCAGAAGGTCTTCGCCTACAAGGTTCCACGCTACGGCGAGATCTGGTGGTGCTATCCTCGTGGCTCGGCGACGGAGTGTACGCACGCGGTCGTCTTCAACGTTCGCGAGAACTACTGGTATGATACGGAGCTTCCGAACAGCGGTCGGTCGGATGGTCTTTACGCCAAGGTCTACTTCAAGCCGTTCATGACGGGAATTGAGGAGGGTACGACCGGGTTCACCCTCTGGCAACACGAGACCGGGGTCGATCAAGTTAACTCGGCGGGGACAGAGCCGGTCCCGTCGCACTTCGAGACGGCCGAGATTTCGATCATCGGAGCGGACAAGCCAGAAGAGGGTGTCCTCCGAGTCGCAGAGATCGAGACTGATTTTGTCCAGACTGGAGACCTAACTCTGACAGTGAAGGGTCGCGCAAACGCCCGCGCAGCCGTAGACGAGGGAGCCCCTCAGACGATCACCGAACAGCAGGAGCCTCCAGCTGGCGTGGATGCCGAGAATCAGATGGTTCGGGTAAAGGATGCGAAGCGTCTGATGAGTTTCCGGATCGCGTCGAATACGCCGGGAGGAGACTACCAGATGGGCAAGTCTCTCGCGCACGTCGACAAGTCTGGTGAGAGGAAGACGCAGTGAACCTAGTCGATCCACGCGGGCTAGAGACTCGGGACTGGGTAGACTATACCGCCGACAACCTCTCCTCATTCGTCCGAGTGATGAAGATAGCGGACGGGTCTCAGTGGAGAGAGTGGGGAGACCACGTTCGACAGAGTCTCAGATCCCGGGGTATACTCGTTCCGCAGCCGGACCAATTCGACGACTGGGAAGAATGGGCGATTCGGTTCAATCAAGTGATTGAGCCTCTTTAGGAGTTACGATGCCGGTTCCAACTGGATACTACGACGACGCCGATCCGTTCTGGCAGCAGCTCTCCTCCCAGACGGGACAGGACCTGCGGGATTACATGCGGCTTCCCGGGTATGGTCCAGCTCCTCAACCTGGAGAGCCGGGCTATGACGAATACTACACTCCGGTCGAAACCTCTCCAGGGAGCAACGAGTGGTATTCACCGGCCGAGCGCGCAGGCGGCACTCCGATTCAGCTTACCCCGGAGGCCGTAGCACGGAGACATCAGGAGGCTCAGGATCATTCTCAACAGACGGCGCTCCTGGGTCTGGCCGCGGTTCTTGGTCCGGCGGCCTTCGCGGGCATGGGGGGAGGTGCCGGAGGTCTGTCAGCGTCGAACGTGGGTGGGGGCGTATTCACCGGGGGCGGTAGCGGAGCGGGCTCCGTCCTTAGCGGTCAATCACTCGGCGCCTTCGGTGCATCCGGTATCCCTTGGGCTCCAGCTGCCGCGACGACGGGAACAGCGGGTATCGCGGCGGGTGCGCCGATCGGTTCCGCTCTTATGGCAGGTACGGGAGTTCCTGCTTCGTTCGCGGGCGGGCTCGGGGCTCTAGCTCCGGGGTGGAGTCCGATGATGCCCGGAGGAAGCGTAATGGCACCGGGGACGAACATGGCTGGAGATCCGGGCTTCTTCGCTCGCATGGGAGATCAGCTCCAAGGCGGATTCCAGAACATGCTTCACAATCCGGATGGAAGCATCAACATCGCGAACGCTCTGAAGCTTGGCGGTATCGGCGTGACCGGGCTCGGGATGCTGACGGGTGCCGGATCTTCGGGTGACCAGGGTCCTCCTCCAGGCTGGGGCGATCCGGGTGTGAGTCTTCCGCCGACCCCTCCCATGAACCGGACGCAAACTCCGTACACGGGAGACTACAAGTCGTACGGCAAGTCCGGCGGCGAACACATGTTCTTCCAACCGCCGGTGGATCCGATGGCCCAAGCGCCAAGCGCCGATCCGACCGGAGAGCGTCGGGGAAACCACATGTTCGTTCCCACGGACGATCGGCCGATCTCGATGTACGGAAAGGCAGAGGGCGGTCGGGCTGCTCCCACGGGACGCAGCGACGACATCGAGGCTCTGTTGTCCGAAGGCGAGTACGTGTTTGATGCGGAGACCGTGGCTCTGCTCGGAGACGGATCGACGGAAGCGGGCTCGGACAAGCTCGACCAGCTGCGAGCGAATATCCGAAAGCACAAGGGCGCGGCGCTGGCGAAGGGCAAGATCAGCCCAGACGCGAAAGACCCGATGAAGTATCTGGGGATGGAAGAGGGCGGGGAGGTTCAGCCGTTCGCACACCAATCGCACGAGGCTATTGAGGACCAGCTTCAGAAGATCGCGCTCAAGTCTGCCAGAGTCAACGGTCCCGTACTTGCGCGAGAGGACGGAGGCCAGGTTAATCCGCAGCTAGGCGTGACCGAGCTTCCACCTGTAAACTCGAACCTTCCGGCCCCGCTACCGAATGCCACGGGTGCCTATTCCTATAACCGCGATCTTGCTGCGATCCAGGAGGCACTGGGTACTTTGGGAAAGAGGGCGGCTGAGCCCGCGATCGGAAACCAGATGAAAAGGATGATGATCCAGAGTCGAAAGGACATGGATGAGGTTGCAAGGAAGATGCTTGGACCCCAGGTAACGGAAGAAGAGATGAAACGGTTTCGAGAGCACTTCGCTACGCCTGAGAACGGACTTGCCAAGGGCGGTCGGACTCTCGATCTGCGTCGGCTTCAGAATCGTCGGCCGCTCGCCCCGGGCCGCGAGCCTACGAACCTCCCTCCACCGACCACAGGCGATCGGATTGCTGACGTAGAGCGTATTCGGAAGATGATCGAAGTCATGCGGGCACAGATGGAACCTCAGCTTCCGCTGGAAGATCCGCTCAAGAAGAAAGACGGGGGCGCGGTCA